CGCTGTAGCTAATGTTACATTAGTAGCAACAACAACCACCAATACAGACAAAGTATCTGCTGCAGACATTCAGACAGCGGTTGGGCTCTCTTCCGCTAATCTGGATACTCAATTAGCGGATATACCGACTGTTGCTGAATTCGAGGCGCGTACCATTGCTGCAGATGATTACTTCGACGTCGCGTCAGACATGGTGGCCGTCGGGGCGTTCCTGTCTACCGCCCTTTCAGAATCCAACGAGGGAGATCTTGCGAACAACGTATCTTACTTCTTTGACGTTAACCCAACAACTACTAAAACTGTAGATGATATTGGGGCCGGTGGCGGAATGGACGCGGCTGCCACCCGTGCAGCCCTCGGTTTATCCTCTGCTAATCTGGACACACAGTTAGCGGATATACCAACTGTTGCTGAATTCGAAGCAAGAACACTGGTAGCGGCAAATTACTTTGATCCGACCACAGACGCGGTAGCAAACGTGACGTTGGTCGCTACTACGACTACCAATACAGATATGTTATCCGCAGCGGACGTTCGTAGTGCGTTGGGCCTCTCTTCTGCAGATCTGGATACACAATTAGCGGATCTACCCACTGTAGCAGAATTCGAAGCACGTACCATTGTGGCGGCCGCTTACTTTGATCCCGCCACGGACGCTGTAGCTAATGTTACATTAGTTGATACTACTACAACAAATACAGACATGATAACTGCAGCTGGTATCCGGAGCGCGGTCGGTCTTTCTTCTGCAGATCTGGATACGCAACTGGCAGATATACCTACTGTTGCGGAGTTCGAGGCTCGCACCCTCGTGGCTGCGGCATACTTTGACCCTACCGCGGATACAGTAGCTAATGTTACATTAGTGGGCACTACGACAACAAATACAGATATGATATCCGCGGCAGGCGTCCGTACAGCGTTGGGGCTCTCTTCTGCTAATCTGGACACACAGTTAGCAGACATTCCAACCGTAGCTGAATTCGAGGCGCGTACTATTACCGCAGATGATTACTTCGATCCCGCCGCGGACGCAGTCGCAAATGTCACATTAGTTGATACGACAACTACCAATACAGACATGATATCCGCAGCAGGTATCCGCAGCGCAGTTGGCCTTTCCTCTGCAGATCTGGATACTCAGTTAGCGGATATACCAACCGTAGCTGAATTCGAGACTCGCACCATTGTGGCGGCAAATTACTTTGACCCTGCCGCGGATACAGTAGTTGTGGGGACAAATAACGACAAGACCGGCTATTCGATCTCTGGTGTGTTAACGACCTTAGATGACCTGGAGAATATCAGCACTGGAGAAGTAGATACAGCTCTTGCTACTTATGATGGCCCTACCAAAGCAGAAATGAACGACGCGTTCACAGCGTTGGCTGTAGTTGGTAACTCCACATGGACAACGGCAACTGGCTTTAGTACCCACTCTGCTGCCGACGTCGTGAATTATGATTTGGGCGATGGCCGCACGATGGCAGAATCGCTGTACCAGCTTAGAAATAAAGTAGAAATTGTTGCGGGGGTAATGTCTGTGTACGAGACAGATGATACGACCGTCGCGTATACGATGACCGTCACTACAGCCCCTGGTAACCCAATTTCTGCAGTTGATCCTGTATAATGTTACGTTTTTGGCACTTTACATCGCCGGCAGTTGAAACACCGTCGTCCTCTTCTAGCGAGAGCGACAGTGCGTCCAGCTCGTCGAGCGCGCCGTGGTGGAGCAGCAGTAGCCGGTCATCCGTCAGCCTTGGTAGCGTTATCTTATCATCCAGCAGCGAAAGCCTGTCGGACATCGAGGAACCGCTTTTAAATGAAGTATTCGATATGCCTTCTAACCTTGTTACTTATACATCTATGCCGCCATTGGTAAATCATGTGCGGACGTTGCTATTGAACAGACAAAAAGAAGGCGCGAGACTATCAGATTACGGGGAAGAGTACATTTCTGAAGAGTTTGTGCCGCGTCTGCTAAACCGCCCTATTTCACGGGTGCACCAGATTCTATTCGGGCAACGGCCTGACCGGTTATTCTTGAACTACCGTATGCGGCAGATCATGCAAATGATGCACGCTACCCCGTTATCTGAAGATATCACGGCCTACAGCCCCCGCCTGTCGTACCTGCCGTTCAAAGACGATCTGTTTGATACTGCCTTTAGAACAACAGTAAAACAACTAGCGGGCACAGCACATATCACACACATCGCGGGCACTTACAAAGCAGACATGGGGAACGGCGTTGCAGAACAAGTATGGGATGTTACAGTACTTTCTCCGGGATACGTCATGGTTACCAGGCGCCGGTTCCCGGCCCTCACCCAGCTGGTCGTGGTTGACGATGAGAATACAGCCATCTTATTACCGGGGTCGGAATTGTTGTTTTACCTGCACGACGCCCCGCCAGGTTATCTTGCCCAGATCACTGCCACAGCAAAACCGCAATTCAATATTGCTGAATTGTTGGGACAGATGATTAACATTGCCGGGGAAACCGGGTTAGCAGATATCTTCCCCCCACAGGCAGAGGAACCTGTTGTCACATGGCATAACATATATAGGAACAGTCATGAAGCCCCTATGAAATTTACAGCACTATTACTAGCGGTCGCCGATCGTACAATGCGTTTACCGCAGAGGAACGATCTATGACGAAACACGCAGTAATTAAATTATCGTTACGGGCTGTTATTGCCGGTGAAGAGTTTAATGACATATTACAATACAGTAGTACGTTTGCATTAAACAGCATCCCTACAGGGGTACTGTCAATTGCGGTGGGTCGGAGTATAGAAGACGACAACCAATTGGCTACGATTCATACAACAGCAAATTCTTTAAGAATACAGCAGGATGTCGAGGTATTTTTAACAGCAGATGTAGGCATTCCAGATCGTACAATCCCAGGTGTGCCTAATAAAGAAGAGATTAAAATCTTCAAAGGAAAAATTGTGGGGGCAGGGTGGCACCGTACCGCTGAGGGGGCTAACTTTACAATTCATATGCTGCATTGGCTAGGGGCCCTTAATTACGCCTCTGCAATAGCAGCGTCAAGCCATCCTGGCAATCCCAGCGATTTTACATACCCGGCCATCTTTGGAGTAATTGGTAACCCAGGGGCTGCCCCTGCAAGTGGGCTTACACGATGGCTCCCTCCTGTAACAAAAGAGCTCGTAAACGCGGCCTCTTTATCGGATATTTGGGGAAATATATTACATACATGGATGCGTGAGACAGCAGCTTCTGACCCGTTTGATGCGCAAATGTTAAAAGGAGACGGAACCGCCGTTGACCCAGATATCATAGATGCTATCGACCGTATTGGCCCAAGTGAGTACGGAGCCAAATTAAATTTACTAAAATTAGGTGTAGCAGATGATGTTGTCGCTAGCGGCATCATAAAAGCGTTAAAACAAGAATCAGGAGGGAACTGGATAAATACAACTTTGTGGGGCAAACTAATTGGAGACTGGGCACCCGCCTATCGGTTCGCTGTAGCCCCACGTGTTGAGGACGCGTTAGTTATCCCCTACACCCCTAGTTTAAAAGGGGAGCCGTGGTCAGTAATCGGGGATGAAGATTACGACATGGCCAATCTAAACACGCAACTAAACCAGGTGCTCCGCGGCGTAGGGATGGTGCATCCTATGAAATCAACTTCCGGACTTGATCTAAATAAATCATTCATTCCCGCAGATAGAGGCGGATTTGCAAGCTACTACTCCCCCTCTAAAGATAAGACAGGAATGGTATTAATTAAATCACCCCCCAGATGGCTCACAGACCCTATCTCGGAGCATTTTCATAGCGCACAAGCAGAAGGGATGGACAACGCCCCCATCGGTACTGCCCAAGATGAAGACGGGGTAGGACAGGATAACGCACCGGCAGCTGTATTCACCGAGCGGTTTAAGGGTTATCAAAGTATCATTTCCAGATATGCAGAACAGTGGTATATTACGGAAGCGTTAAAAGGCCGCGTAGGAGAAATAGGTGGAAAACTTCGTTTTGATATCGCCCCCGGATCCAGTGTGAAAATTGAAGCCGGGACTGTGCCGCAGTTCCGCAACGAAGTAGTCACCAGCAGTGACGTATACGCCACCGTTATTCAAGTGGCGTATACAATCAGTGCCCAAAACCAGACGGCCGGCACCGCCTTTGGTGTGTCGCATATTCGCACAGACGCAGAAAATACAGAACCAGGGTTCTCGATGGCAGGACATGCCCTTTATGACACCTCATGGCAAGGGGCCAAGTTAATAGAGCACGACGGTATTGGTGTGGAGAAATTAGTCCAATGACATTTGCGGATAATTTAAAAAAAGAGTTGGGCGGCGAAATGCCGTTTCAATCCGGCAGTCCCCAGAATCTCGAACCAGAGATTGCGGGAGCGTATTCTGCATGGCAGGCAAACAATGACAATAAAACACGGGGACAGCTGCTGAAGGCGACACAACCGATTATTGATCGTGCCATATATTCTTATGCCGGGGCAAAACCTAGCCCACATATAAAAGGGCAGGCTAAGCTACTGGCACTGGATGCGTTTGGCTCATACAACCCGCAGCAGGGAACTATGCGGACCCACCTGCTATCCCGACTGCGGCGATTACAACGGGTATCTGCTCAAGCGAATCAGGCAATTACTATTCCAGAACGTATCGCAATAGACAGGGGTAACCTGAATAATGTGGAGAGCCAATTAACGGCAGACCTGGGGCGGGAACCCAGTGATGCGGAAATCGCAGACCGTAGCGGGTTATCTTTAAAACGAATTGGGCATATCCGTGGGGCCAAATCTGCTGTAAACTCGGGATCTATTTTAGATACAGAAGGGGACGTCTACTCGCCTGCGTCAAATATCCCTGGCGCAAGTACCGCGGCAGACGCCTGGCAGGATATGGTGTATCATGATCTAAACGCAACAGATCAAACTATCATGGAATACACCCTCGGGTTACGTGGGGCGGCCACCCTCTCCAATTCTGCGTTAGCAGAGAAGTTAAACTTGTCCCCGGGAGCAGTCAGCCAGCGAAAAGCAAAAATACAAGCTATGCTCGATGAACGTGTCGGGCACCAACTATTTGGAGGTGAATGATGCCACTTGGAAAGTACGGCGGGAATAAGGGAAAAACAAAGGCTACACCAGATGCGACCTTCACGGACAGGTTACGCGAGCTGCAAAGGCAGGCGAAAGAAACACAGAACGCACTGCAAGGAAAACACCAACGACAGTGGCAAGTACCTTCTGTGTTAAAAACAAGTTTGCTGGATGTCCCTAATCTGCATAAACCAGCCTTCGCCCGAGAGGAATTAAATAAACAGTACGATACAGTAACTAAAGACATAGCAGCACCTGGCACCAATGGAGACGTTATCGCGATAAAGATGCAAATTGATTATAATGCTATGGAGGAGCGGGCCTTCCGCAGCCGCCACACATCTATGTGCCGTGCGACATGTCTAGGGCACGCCCGCCGATACGGGCAAGGCCACGGGTCTGTATGGGCTGCAACTCGCGGAATAGAGGGCGAGGTGGCCTCATTTATCGCAGCAGGTGGGGCGAAAGAGTCCTCGGCCGGAGGTACTGTATGAGTGCTGCAGATTACTTAAATAAGAAATTCGATATATTGGCGTTCCGCGGCGGCACGGATACTGGAGACGTGCAACTGGCACAGTCTCTGTTTGACGCTACAATAGGCGGCGAGGTCTGTACGGGCATGCAAAAGTTGGCGCAGCAATGGTTACTGGAATTTCTTACAATACGCGGGTCAATGGGGTATCACTTAGTTACTCGCGGCAGCGATTTCCTGGCGTACCTCAGACAAGGACGTATTAGGACGGAATTTGATGTACAAGCATACTTTGATTTTGCTGCAGAACAGGTAGCAATCAATCTCCGTAATGATCTCACGGAAACAGCTCCTGCAGATGAACGATTAAAAAGTGCCTTTTTAGACAATATCTCACTGATATCGGGATCGCTGGAATTACAAGTCACACTTACAAGCGACGCTGAAACAACACGTGAAGTTATCTTGCCGCTGCCTTATACCCCTATAAACATGACGCTATAGGAGACCAGGAATGGGTCTAAAAGTACAATCAATTAACGAGTTGGACCCTGCGGTTGTAAGAGCGGCGCAGCTGCAATTATCCCAATTGATCCAGGAGAAATACCCAGAGGCAGAACTCCAACGCGGCGTACTGCATGATATTGTAGCATTTCTTGCAGGCGGCATCTCTGGTGGAGTGAATCAAACAGAAGTAAACCGCGTGTTGGATTCCCGCTCATTGTTAGCAATACAGACCAACCCTGAACTAGCGGATGATGAACTAGTCGACCACATTCTATCCAATTACCTTATCTCGCGGAAAACGGGTACGCGGGCAAAAGGGGAGGTCACAATTATTGTAGAAGGGGACGGAACCGTTGTAATCGCCGCCAACGCGTTATATTCGGCCAACGGGCTAGATTTCTATACAGACGAGGCCATCACCGCCCGGCCGCCCGGGAACGTAGCTGTCAATACCACTGACCGCATCCTGAGTGATCGCGGAGACGGCACATATGAGTTCTCTGTACCTATTACTGCAGATATAGTAGGAGAGGCCGGTAATCTACGGACAGGCAGCAAGTTTGTGCCAGAGCCTGTGCCGCCGCGTTTTGTATCGGCGTTTAACTCCAGTGACCTGGTCGGCGGAAATTCCGAAGAAACAAACACGCAGCTTGTCGCCAGAATGGAATCCGGTATTCCTGCGAAAATAGCGGCTGGAAGGTTAAACATCAAAGCGTTGTTAAAAGCGCAGCCTGCATTTGCGGATACAAAAAACTACTCCGTTATTGGGTACGGAGATGCGGAGATGGAGCGGGACCAGCACTGGATCTTTCCCGTGTCTGGCGGTGGGCGTATCGACATTTATTCCCAGACAGCCCCTATGCCGCAAACAATCACTATTAAGAAAACGGCTGTACTCACCAAGATCAATAGCACAACCACAGAATGGCAGTTTGCTTTAGGGCGAGACGACGCCCCTGGGTTCTACTATGTATCAGGTATTCGGCGGCCAGATGACCCTCTGGATATAGCTGGGTTTCCCCCCACCTCTGACGTACGGGGCTGGGACCTGTCTACTGATACCTGGGTACCAGATATTGAAAGTATCCATGAAGCGACCTACACACGATACCAGACAGCGATCATTCGCTTCACGGATACTGTGACCGCCACAAGCGGACTTACAGTAGGAGACACTGCGGAGTACAACGTGAGTGTCGTCACACAGCCGTATATCAGAGAAATCCAGGAATTCCTGGCAGGCAGCGACCACCGAAGCCTGGCGGCAGATATCTTAGTAAAAGCTGCCGTCCCCTGTTTTTTAACGCTTAACTTTGATGTGATTAAAGACGTGGGGGAGTCATCCCCAGACACCGACGATATTATTGCAGGATTGGTAGAATGGGTAAATAACCTGGATTTTCCAAGTGTTCTATATGCATCCCAGTTAAATGATGTCATTCATAACTACCTGACCGGTTCTCAAGCGGTTGGGGCTTTAATGATGCACGGTCGCATCAGTCGGGTGGACGGTGGTGACACAGTTATCAGGGACACACAAATATTGCGAATACCCACAACACCGAGTTTACTAGTTACGCCCCGCACAACCATATTTGTGCTGTATCCCGATGACGTCGGGATCAATGTGGTGAACAGGAGTAACTAATGCCAGAATATTACCAATACCCGAATACTGTATACGATCAAGCGGAAAACATCCTGGCCCTACTGGGCAGTTGGTGGGCCGATGATTATGCGTCTCGAGATCAGACATTAGCGATTGTGCAAGGGAAGTCGCAGATCGAGTCGCAAACAACAGTAAACATATTGGAACTGCTCTCTGCCCTCAGTCGGCATTCGGTTCCTATCTACCACAAAGAAAATTGGTACCCCTTGCAATTGCTGGGCAGCCAGTTAAACGCAGGAGATATTGGCTTAGCAAAATACGGGGAAACTGCTACATACGGAGACGGGACACAGTATGACATCCCTACAAATAATGAATTTTACGCTTTCCCAAAACCTGCTTCCCTGGTAGCGGCCCCTATCTTATTGAACCGGTTCACCGCCCCTTCTTTGTCGCTGGCAGAGAATATCGATTTCCGGCTAACGGACACCGCTATTATATTCCAACAAAACCCGTTCAATGACAGCCGGGTGGCGTCTCGTAAAATATATGCAGACGGTGTGGCTATAGACACAGAAATAACATTATGGGTATACCGGGGAGATTTCGATTGGGATACTATTTACGAGCAATTTGCCTATGTTATCGGGGCCAGGCTACAGTCCAGTCAGGGGTACCGTGAAGTAATGAACTCCCTATTCGATGCCCTGGTGGGGGGTAACACGCGACAAGATATTCTTAACTTTATGTCAGCAATCTCCGGAATCCCTCTTGTTATAGAGATGGAAGAAGTGATCAAGGATATTGTCGCCAGCAATGAAGACCTTTTAATCATTACTGACTTATCCGTATACAAGTTTGATGTATCTGCAGTCCCCGCTGTCACTATTGGCGATACCGTTACTCGTGGGGAGTCCCTAACGACAGCGCTCCAGTTTTACGAGTTAAATACAGGGCGGGTACCGGAGGATGTGCGAGCACTGGCATTAGGGAAAGGGTTCCTGGCTACATGTTTCTATGCGGATCTTGTATTTGAAAACAGGGATGTCCCGCTAATCGTAGACGCTGCTCACGCATCTGGGTACACAAAAGTAACCTGGGGGCTCGGGGGTTTCGCTACAGATGTGGCACAGTTTTTTGATGACATGCACACCAGGGGGGTCCTCGCAGCGGGGCAACCCGTCGACGGCTGTGCCGCTGATGAGTTGATGCAATACCCTGCCAGTGATTGCGACGAAGAAGGCGCTACCGCACGCAGGGGAACGCTAGCCCATTTCCTGGACCATCGCCAGACACGTGTAGGGGAGCCTACCGCGGCCCACCTGCCACTAACCATTAACCCGTTAGAATTTTTGGCAAAAAATATCCTCAGAAATAATGCCTTTATCGTGCGTATGCAAATATCCGCCGGAAAAGACCGTTTGGAGCTACACAATATACGGCTACTTCGCAAGGTTCTTCCCGCGCATACAGCAATGATTCTTATTTTGGATATGCCGCGACAACGTGACATTGTAACTGATGACATATTATCAGAAACTATCACCACCTTTACGGGAATGACCCCTATTTCCGATACCATAACTACTGCTATGATGGACGCGTCTCGTGTATCACTTCGTGTGGTTCACTGACCCAGGTAATAGCAAGGAGGCTACCAATGCGACAAAAAGATAAAGTTAACGACGGTAACATCAACGGCCGTATTTCCGTATATCGGGTGCATTTTCAAAAACAGGACCGCCACGCCCCCCGTAAAGTAGAGCATCTGTTTAGCCAGTCAAACCAGATTCAACATACCTGGGGACACATAGCAGCGCAAACAATCGGAAAAGGAAACAGTAGTTACAAGATCTCAGCCATATATCTCGAGTACGAAAACACCGTATCCAGCGGGGACCCTGTTACTGTTCCCACATACGATCGGGACGAAGGACTGTCGTACTACCAGGACCTGTCTCTGTCCGCCACCCATGACTTTTTACGGGTTCCTCTGTTAGTGGAGCCAACCATTGCTATTGAGCCTGGGTACGAAGACTCTTTCACCGCAGGAGAAGATGGCAACACATTGACATTTTTTACCCAAACGCAAGGTACTTCTGGGTTTCACGGGAAAGATTTTTCTGACACAGCCAACTCTACTATTTTTGGCGTAGCGTTAGTGGCCACCCCAGAATTTGGTGACCCCACTAAAGACATAATCGCCGCCCGTACCTATTTTGAAACAGCCGATCAGGTTGTAAAACTACCATCCAGCCAGGTGGGGGTTACCTGGGATTGGGTATTCGGTTAAAATTAGTCGCCGTAACAAGATAGTTAACTCACGAATCCCATGGAGGGAATTCAGATGCCACAGGGACGTAACTTCTCCAGCCGCGTTAACCATGTCCAGCCAGGATCTCCGGTAAGCGCCAGTAACACCAGCCACGCCACGCGTGACCTGGAAAAACGTACCAATTATCTAAACGAGATAATTGCGGCGATCGAAGCAGGGCAGCTTATCGCAATGGAGAACCAGGCTGTTAGCAGCGACGTGACAGAGGGGGCCGCTGTTTATTGGGACGCAGAGAATAAACGGTACGCTCTCGCACTGGCCGCTGCGGTCAATGATCCTGATCTGCATGTGTACACACAAGCAGATAGCGCAAAATGCTTAGGTATGTGCGCAACCAAGACAAATAGCACTACAGGTACCATCGTGTTGATGGGCGCTTTACGTGTCACCCCCACAGTAGTTACGCAGCTTATTGGCGATGACGCCACCCCCGGGCAATATTATTTGTCCGCAATTGAGCCAGGAAAGGTCGTATTACAAAAACCCCCGGTATCGGTCTCCGTAATATATCTGTTGGGGCCTACAGACGCCTGTGAAGAAGATTCCTGGATTATCGTCAACCCACAGCCCCGAGACTTCCTGGAAGACCATATCCATTATCAGATCGATCTGACGCCGCTGCCTGCGGGAACACATACCCCACCGCTCTCCGGGGAGCCACACGAGATCACAGATGCAGATGAAGAGTTACCAGGGTGGCTACCTGCCGCCCACAGTAGTTTTAATAGCACTGCACCAGTGGGGGCAAAATTTGGATACAACATCGCTGCCCACGCCTCTTTAAGCCGGGTATGGCCGCCCTTGCCTATTACTGCCGCAATCTTAGAGATGTTCCAACCAGATCTGGACGGGGCCCCTGAGAAGTTTGAGGGGCTGGAGCGGGTACCCAGTGATACAGTCCAATTCACTGAGCACGGAATCTGGTGGATGACTACTTGCTATAACCAGGTGCCCTGGCCTACTACGTACGATTCTACCAGCTCCATTAGCTCTAGCGCTAGCTCCGTCTCTGCTTCCTCATCTTCTGCAGCGGCGGAAGCCTGCCCAAATGAGTCAGGGATGAAGGTACTGCTGTCGTTTCTAAAGATGACCTTCGCCACAGATAAAACTGTAGTGACGTCGCTACAACCGGCTGCGGGGTCTCCGCTTTTATACCTAAACAGTGATGGTACCGTGGCGGCCACCGGTGACCTATACGCAGACCTCGATGTCACGGCGTTAGTTAATACTACCCCGGTACGCGGCATACAGGCGTTGAAAGAAATCGCGGACAGTTCGCTTACATTCAATAAAGGTTACATTACGGAGGGGCTCGTTGCCGGATCAGACAATGTGGTGCTGTCTGGCAGCTTCCAAGAGCTGTTGGATCCTGACGCAGCAGCAAGCGGGGAGAACCCAATGTTGCATCAGGGAATCGTCACAGTCGATGTGCAGCTAGACCCAACAGAACGAGAGCTAAACCCGCAGGTAGTAAAACTAGGGGACGCGCTGGAACGTACGCATAAAAATACTACTTACCTTGGATTTCCGTCTTCGCGGGACTCTGCTATACGCATGCGGTACAACGTGCCGTCCAGTGGGTTACCTACTACGCCAAAACTTAAAATTAGGGCGTTAATGTTTGGTAGACAGGTGGGCCCGTGGGCTGCGATGACCATGAGTTATTACCGTATTATTCGGCCTACGGACGGGGCCCCGTTCAGTCTGGTAGCGGGCGACACATCAATCACCTTTGATGTCGTGGCCCCCTCAGACGATTACGACGGAGGTGGTACAGACCTGCCCGCAGATGACGTGATTGAGATAGAAAGCAGTGAGTTTACTGTGGCAGCAGGGGACACTGTATTTGTCACACTGGCCCGCGCTGACGACGCGTTACCAACATTCACCGCGGATATTGGACTTATTCGTATCGGCGGCATTATTGTGGCGGGGGCATAACATGGTGACAGGAAATTGGAATGTCCAATGGTTAAATCATAATAGCCAACGCTCGTACCCTTTTACTGACGCCAGTAGTGGGCACGACACCACAGGTACAATTACCATTCCAGACAGCTTCATTTTAGCAATGCAGTTTGCTGTAAATGCAGGGGTTTCTATCCAACCAGAAAAATTTTACCTGCACACACTTAGTATTTTTCCTATTGGATATTCTCTGGTTTTGGGATATGACGACGGTACAAGTAGCCCCCCAGTAATTGCCAATGTGAACGTGTCTAAACTTAGCCATTACGAAGGTCGCACTTATTCTATCTCCGGAATTGACGATTTTGAAGACGGTACAGGCACAGTTGCTATCGGTAGACTGGATGCCATTGATTTACTTCCTGTGGGCACATACCTATTTACTCCGGAAGCCGCCACATTAGAAACAGATGCCATACGCCCTATGATCCGCGGAATCTCCTCGTTGACTGTGGTGAACGGGGCTGACCGTAGCGACCCTATCTACGGAGATGTAGAAATCACCGCGGGGGCAAACATGCGAATTGTCGCTAATACCGTAGACGGGTTCCCAGCGGAGGTGGTATTTAATGCTATCTCTGGGGAAGGACTTAACGAAGTCTGCGCTTGTGATGAATCAGGGGAAGGCCCGGCTATTCGATTTATTAACGGAATCCCTCCGCTACCGGACGGCAACTTTCGTATGGTGGGAAACACCTGTCTGAATATAAGTCCTATAACTAACGGATTAAAGCTCACAGATATTTGTTCAGAACCATGTTGTGGCTGCGAAGAGTTAACCGCAATTACACAACAAATTGATCGCTTTGCTGATGGAGCAGTTACTCTGCAGAGTTTTGCAAACGCATTAAAAACAGAAGTCACACAAATGAGCCAGGTTGTTCTGGGTTCCCGCTTAAATGATAACGGCTGCATTAATTGCTAGGAGGTGACGAATGGAGAGCTCGTCATCATGCGGGTATTTTGAATACCACACACACGGACGACAAGGGATCGGGGTATCGCAGCCACAGGCAGGGACAGATTATCCGTTAACACAGCCATCCACGGATATACGGTATTTATTGGCAGATTTCCACCTGACGTTTGATTCCCCGCACCATTACGGGGCGGGTGAGGCGTTCACGCGACCTTTCAAAATCGATTGGTTATACGGGTTTGGCTGTGAGAGCGCGGACTTCCCTATCCCCACAGAAGTTGGCGGTAGTTTATCCAGTTGGGGGGATATTTGTACGACAAGCAGTTTATCAGTTACTGCAGCATCTTCTTATAGTTATGCAGACTGTCTCCCGGTACCTGCGCACGCACAGGATATTATCGTGCATGATGCAACGGGTCGCGTGGTGTTTGACTCGACGGAAGCGGGCACTACCTATGAGACTCGAGACTGGGGCGATCGTTTAAAAATAGTCATGTGGCGACAAAACGCTAATGCAATCTGCACCGTAGTTTATCACACTGCATGGTCTCCCAATACAGCGCCTTCCCCAAGGACATATAAAGAATATTTTTTTCCGGAACAAGCAGTGTTAGATAGCAGGGCTATCGATGAATTACCTAAACGTGTCCGCGCATTTATTGTGGTGTTAGACACGTTATCGCAAATGAAAGTGGAGTTGGTAAGCGGGTACAACATGGCTATCACAACTGGCGACACCGTCACTACGCCAGGGAAACGTCGTACAACAGCTATTACCTTTAACGCAACAGCCGGAAAAGGATTAGGCGTATTTCCCGGCTGTGAAGCAGAGCAGTTATTCCTCCGCACAATCAACGAAACAGCCCCTACAGAGGATGGGCGGTTCTCCATTGCCGCGGGGGCGTGTTATTGGGTCCGCCAACCTACCCAACTAATCAGTGAGGTGCCACGACTAACTGCGCCGTCAATCACGTTATTGCCGGGAAGTGCCCCTACCGCAAATCTTCCAGACCCTGCCGCCGGTACTGTTAAAAATCTGCCTGGGTGGCCTACTGATGACGACCCGCGATATGCGCATTTACAACTTGGAAACGATTGCGGGCCTTGCTGTGAATGTGATGATTATGTGACAACCGCGGAGTACATGAACCGCACACGCGATACGTACCAGACGGTAGGCACAGTACTACATAACTCTCGCACCCTTTATCACGAAAACAGGCTGCGGTGGTTGACTACTGCAAGCTGCATGACGGACAGAGCGTTAAGAATACGTGTCTTGCCTCAAATGTGCCCGTTCATAGACGTAGCGGCACAATTTTGCAACCAAACATCCGAGTGCAAAACAAACGTAGAATTAATACTTACAGGAGCAACATCGCCTACAGGGAGTATTGGCGTGGAGGTGCCTGGGTTTACTTATATTACTGGGGCCGTTACCACGGCCGGCGGCACAACCGGACAAACAGAACGATATAAAATGGACGGCACATGGCCTATGTTTCGTGCGTATATTGATATGGTGCAGCCCGGCGCCTCTGTTAGCGTACGCTTTCGGTTACAGTTTGATGACTGCGGACACACTACGTCCAGTCTCTCTGCGTACTTAGGCGGGGATGGGGGCACAGTACCTATTGCCGTCACTATGACGCTTACCGGGGAGGCAGAAGCGGTTGCAATTTCCGGAGACTCGGGGGCTATAGAGGTCTCTGATACACGTACATTGAATTGTCCTCCGCCGGATGACGCAACATTTAACCCACTTATCTGCGCTTGTGAGGAATAATGACCACGCAGGGACAAAACTGGTTAAACGCAAGGGCGCAACAGAAGTACCCTTTGGATGATAACGCCACCGGTGTTAGCGATGATGGTACGTCTTTTAAGACAGACATAATAGTAGACGTCAATTTACGGTGGCCGGAAGCAGCAGGACAGTATGCTTTTGTGGGGGGTATCACTGTTACCGCCAATATCGTAACCGTGGTTATTCTGGGGGCAGACAGCCCGGTAGCCACGACAAACTTTACGCCAATTGCATCTGTCACCATTCCACAACCGGTCGACCGTTATAAATATTACGCACTGGAAGCAATGTACCCCGGCACTGGGGGGTTCATTGCATTCGAAGACACGGATGAGCCTTACGCCGCCCGTTTTACCACGCCAGCACAGGGATTGTTGTTACCAAAAATAGCCAGCCCCTATGCCGCGTTACCCGTCCCCACGATGAGAAAATATAAACGTGCAGATAGTTTGACCGGGTTAGTCACGTTAGCTGCGGGAACAGATATTGAAATTGTTAAAGAAGAGACATCTATTGAGGGGGAAGAGACATCAGCTATTGTGATTCGATTAGTGAATCCTACCTCTGTCCGTAATGTCCTCTCTGATTACATCGGGCCTTGCGGCGTCCGCCCAGAAAGCCAAAACTGTAGCCGACTTGGAATAGAAACTATTAACGGGGTATCCCCTGACTGCAATGGAAATATCACCATTGACTTTCGTGGGTTTGTTGCAGGTCCTTATGACTCATGCGGCAGTGAGTATGCAGGGGTTACACTGGATCAGTCTATCGGAATCGGTGACGTTTGCACCACGCAGGATAACAGAGTGACAGAAGGGGATGACTACTGCGACTCTGCCTCTTCATCAAGCAGTGAATCCCTCAGTAGTGCCTCCTTAGAATCTATTAGTAGTGAATCTGTGGGCCCCGTCACTCCCCCTAGTGAATCCGCATCCGCGTCCTCTGAGGCTTGTGAGGGGTTGCCGTTTATCGATTGTTTTAACGGAGACACCATTCACGCCAGCTGGGGCCTCATAGTTGGAGGATATGCTTTAGTTGTTTCTGACGCGCCTGAAACAGAAATATGCCCGCTGCCAGCATGCATCGATTATGTAAATAGCATCTCCTTATCATCCAGCGTCTCTTTAGCCTCCGGCTGTTCCGCAGGAGAATCCCGAGCGTTACGCCTAACAAACAAATCACGAAAAAATATAATGCTTTGGGACGATTGCGGTGTTGCTGCCACTCTTGACACACAGGTCCTTGTTTGGTGTCAATTCAAAAATAGCGGCCCAAGACAAAATGCCGGAGTAGTACTTAACTACCACCTAGTAGCACCGTTCACACAACCGCGATACGAATATTTTGTGGTACAATTAAATAGAGATTCCAATAAGATTGAGCTACTCCGCTATAACGGCACTATCTTGATCATCCAAAACTCCGTCTCCCCCGGGGTGCCGTTCTCGCTCACAGATTGGTATGAGATCTCCGCCACATGTACAGACGCCGGAGGCGGAAACACACAAATTAGCGTGGTAGTAAATAGTGTAACCAACGCCGCATGGCCGCAAGTTAGCTTCACCGTGCTTACCAGTCAGTGGGATGCGGCAGACGGGGCCCACGGGGTTTACACAAATCGAGCAGTAAGCGATTTTGAGTTCTGGAGGGTACAAGATGCCTGAGTATCATTTGTTTCCGGAATTTCGGGACCAGTTTCAAGAAACCGCGTACCCCTTTATGGATAACGCCACGTTAACTGCAGACACGGGGCAAGTAATTGATCGCGACATGTTCCTGGATGCCAGTTTGCATCCTATCGGCGTACTTACGGGGTACCTGTATATTTCGCAAATCGTAGTGCAGTCTCGGGAAGTCACTATTACAGTGGCCGATCGCAGCCGCAGAGAAAAAGCAACCGCTACTTTTGACCCTGCGACGGGCCCGGATAATTTACGCATAGTAGATGAGTACGGGAGACCTGCCGGACTATTCGTAACAGCCAACGAAACACTGCAGCGGTTTAGCTCCTGGTCTCTCGGCACTCATGTATTCTCAATCGCCGCTACGCAGTTTGTACCTAGTTGCATTATTCCAACACCTGCAGTTGGGGTACGCGGGCTCGTCACAGAGCAGGGGGATTTTATAACAGGGGACGCGATGATCGTAGGGGATAACGGGGTGGTTGTGCGGCAAGATCCCGCGGACCCCACAATTATACGAGTAGATATAGTAGGTGAGCCGTTATTTAGGCGACAGCTTTGTACCCCCATAGACCTATTCACCGCCCCTACTTTTATAAAGACAATTAACGGGTGCCCACCAGACGAGTATGGTAATTTCAACATAACGATCGGGGATCATTTAAACGCGCAAACAATTATACGGTTATATGATTCAGGGCACGGGCTAGTAATCGAAGCAGTTGGGGATACGACCTAACGGACAAATATTATGACAAATCCATCATGGTACAATAACAACCAATTTCGTGATTACCCATTCATCACGCGAACAGAGCCTGTCGCAGCAGCGGGGGGCTTTAGCTCCTCAGCCAGTGAGGACGGGTCACTGCTGCATTTACCACATGCCATTATTACTGACTTCGGCGCTATTATGGAGATCGATGCGGAATACGCGGAAGACGACCATACTGTATATTTATATGCGGTTTCCCGCAGCAGCGATACATTCACCTTTAATTTCCGCACTACAGCCCCTTACGCAAGTAACCACCAATTAGTATTCACCCGGGAGTTACTTGACGACGAACACGCCATTGAGTGGGAAGACGCCGCCTCTATCACAGCAGAACCTTTGGATGAATGGGCATGTTCGTTACAACCACGATGGCGCGGCTTCTTAGTTACTGGGTCGATGACTGACCTGGCGGACCTACTATCATCAGGAGAGCAGATTATATTTAATAATGGGTTATGGGTGGTGGAGCCCGCTAGAATACAAAGCCTGGCCGCGTCTTATTTACGATCAATCAGTTTAGCAAATGCTCCCCGATTACGGGCGAGCGGTGAAATGTGTAGCAGTAGCAGCAGTGATAGCAACAGTAGCGACACCGCTGCTACTGATGTGCAAGTAATCGCAACGTGTATTACCGGAAATGTTAAATGGAAAGAGGGGTACAATTGTAATATTCGACAAGATAACAATAAAAACGCAATTATCGTAAGTGCCGGTGTGGGGCTGGGGGAAGGAGAGCCTTGCGAAGAAGTGCCACGATACACTGGGGAAGAGAAGCCAGCAGATAGTAGATTTTATTCTGGTGGGCCTGCATGTAATGAAGTGGTTAAATCTATAAACGGGGTATCCGGTACACATCTTACAATTACAGCAGGCACTGGAATTATAATCGAGGAGGATGTTTCTCACGCAAATACACTAATTATAAATAAAGCACTGTCCAATTTTATCATATGTTTAGATACTAATACCGACGATAGTTCCAGTAACTCATCATCTTCTGCCCCAGGATAACGACACGGATGTCGCAACCTCCACTATTTAATCAGAATAATTGCTCTGTACCTTACGTGCCTACTGCTAACTTCAGGTTCGTCAGTGAGTGCAGTATTCTGCCTGCGCCTCCGCCTATATTTGATTGCCCAGAAATCCCAATCCCATTTGATCCTCCTCCGCAGAAGATCCCTTGTCCCGTAATAGAGGTGGCGGCTACAGGTTCCGCAGGTTATGGGGGCACACCGTGCACCCCGGGGCGTTTCGACGTGGAGACTACCGTTACCCAAATAGACAGCTGCGGGTCCTGTCATATAAACCTAGATTTTGATTTTGATATAGCGCTGCCGCCCCCTACGATTCCCTGCCCTACTATAAGCGGCGGCGGTGAGGTCACCATCGGGCGGAAAAGTAATTGTTCTGAAGCGGGGCCCGGGGTCGCAGTCACAGTTACTAAACAACCAAACTTAAATAGCGGCAGCTGCGATGCGGCAACGCCTTGTGAATACCAGTTTGACTTTGATTTCAACATCCCGATACCCTGCCCTATTTTAAAAGCAGCGGGTGAAGTAACTGTTGGGCGACAAAGCAACTGCTCTGTGGCAGGACCCGGTGTAGAAATTACGATTACTAAGGTATCTAATTCCAGCTGCCGAAGTGACTCATCCATCCAGCCTTGTGAGTTTTTGTTCGACTTCGATTTCAACATCCCAGTACCCTGCCCTGTTATAACAGCCGGTGGGGGAGTAACTATTGGAAGAGATCGCAGTTGTTCTATAGAGGGCCCTGGCGTAGAGATCACTGTTACCAAAGTATCTAATTCCAGCTGCAACAGCAATTCTTCTATTCAACCGTGCCAGTACGAATTTGATTTTGACTTCAATATTCCAATACCCTGCCCTATCATAAGGGGATCCGCCAGTATTGGGGTGACGCACCCCGCGGCCGATTGCGGAGGCGCACCCGCTGTAACCCTACTTGTTACAAAAGTGCCCCCTTCAGTGCAGTCAAGTTGCAGCGCTGTAATGCCGTGTGTATACGAGTTCGACTTTGATTTCAATATTCCAGTACCGCAACCTCCGTGCCCAGAGTTTACTCTTGGGGGGAGCGTAACTGTAGCGGCTGCGACCTGCGACGCCGCTCCGGGCGTTACAATCACAGCCACAAATACTACACCTCCTCCTAACTGCAGTGACAGCGACACCGACGCCCCTACTTGTACATTCGATTTCGATTTCGATTTCAATATCCCAGTGCCTGTGCCCCCTTGCCCTACACTGGAAGCGCAAGCAGGATTGACTGTGACAAACGGTGGGGCCCCTGACGTAACTGTAACTGTTACAAATACAACCGCATCAGTGGGCAGCTGTGAAGAAGCGACAGAGTGCACATTCGATTTCGATTTTGATTTTATTATTCCTCTCCCTTGCCCTGTAATAGACGCAGAAGGGGAGGTTACTGTTATCACTGGCTCAACAGCTTGTGACGCACAACCATCTGTAGCTATTCAGGTCACAAAAAATACCGCTACTCTGAGCAATAGTAGCGCGTGCGAGTTCACATTCGACTTTGACTTTGTTATCCCAGTACCTCCGCCACCCTGTCCCAGATTTACAGCCGATGCCGTTACCAATATTACACAAGTAACGGAAGACGGGGAAAACTGCAACGGGGCTCCGTCCGCTTCAGTAGGCGTGGTTATAACCACAGCAAACGTAGGGGACTCCTGTAATCCATCTTGTGCAGTAGACTTTGATTTTGATTTCAACTTTGTGATCCCACCGCCATTAGTACCGTGCCCGTATGTAGAGGGGAGCGCGTCCGCAACTGTAGGGTATCTGTATCTCACGTCTTCTTATGCTTCTTCAGAGTCCAGTGCATATATCCAGTGCGGGGGCTTACCCAGCGTAAATGCAGGGGTAGTAATCACACCCACGCAGGGTGGCCCGTCTTGTCGGCCGTCTTGTTTACTAGACTTTGATTTTGATTTTGACTTCATGTTCCCACAGGTGCCTATCCCTTGTCCTACGTTCCAGACAGATGCCACGACCACGGTCCTTACAACCACCGGAACTCCTGATGCCGAAGTGACGATTGTTGCCGTACAGAACAACCTGGGCACACCCTGTGAGCCAATATGTGCAGTAGATATGGATTTTACATTTGACTTCACCTTCCCTGCAGGAGGTACCCCTAGTGCCATTATTCAGATAATATCCGTAAACTGTAGCGAGAGCGAAGTTTACGCAGACGCACAGGTACTTGGGCGCAATTGCGGTAGTGGTGTTTTACCAGATGAAGATATCAATAATACAATTAGAGTGTATGATTTTGTGGGGTGTAACCTTAACGAGCCGGAAGGTGATCTTATAGGCCGAAAAGGGTGGGCTAAATATATGGCAGTAGATACAATAACGTCCAGCAGTGCGTCCTGGAAAGATCTAGGCAGTGGTTCCAGTGAGTTTTGGCCGGGCGGCGGGGATAACGGCTGTAAATGGATTATTGAAAACCTTTGTTGTGAAGAGGGCGCGTGTGGCTGGTGATTGCAAAAATACTCGAGAGTCGCGGAATAAGGCATCGCTTTGTTGTTGTAAAAAATGTGGGGCAGACGCGGGAGAACCATGTTGCTGCACTAAAATTTGTCAAGCAATATGCCTGATTTTACAACCCGACATATCTACGGTGTGCCCAAATACTGACGATTGCGGGTGTAGCGACACCATCTATACATACTCTATTTACGACGAGGCAACAAATAGCTTCCACGGCACATTGGGTTGTGGCAGTATTCGCATCCCGTTCGAGATCTACATTTATTATGACAGACTAACGGATACGTGTTATGCGTGTTTCAGAGCATCTTGTACTAGTGGGCACGGAACAGATACCGGCACGGGCACCGGAACAGGTACCGGCACGGTCGCCGGAACAGGTACCGGGACAGGTACTGGTATAGAAGACCAATGCATAGCCATGGGAAAATACACTAGTAACTGTAACGGAGATACCGGAACAGGTTTCTCCCAAACTGGCGGAATGGAGTTCGAGTGGGAGGTTAATGCAGCAGACTGTAATGACGGAGACTGTACTGCGTCCTACAGCGTAACTGCTTATTGCATCGACCGCGTGTATCCTAAACCATTAACTACTACCAGCGGAACCGGCGCTGGCACAGGCACAGTGCCCATGGCAAAGGAGTGCGGGTGCTGGGGCTGTAAGTGCATTTGTAAAGATGTATGTATCACTTGGTCATATACCGGACCGACTGAAGATATCGGCACTGGCACTGGCACGGGCACGGGCACCGGTACAGGTACCGGGGATTTCATGTCTTGCACTCAGCGGGGCAGGGCATCGTACGACGGGACAGGCGGCTGGGGTATCAACTTTATCGCAAATAGCCACGCACATGATTTAGGGGATTTAGACAATAACCCTGTTCCTGTTGTTTTAGACATGAGCCAGCCGGGCGAGTGTACTGTGGGCATCTCTTTAAAATTCCATAAAAATGAAGATACAGGCCAATGTGAACTTCTCGCATCCTCCACGATTGCTACAAGTACAGGGACAGGTACCGGTACCGGAACCGGAACAGGGGCTGGCGGCGTCACAACTACAACCTCAATTTTGCTAGAAACTTGTCCAGAATTAAATGAAACAATACAATTAAACGAATACGAAACAATAACGATCGCATGTTGGGAATGCGGCGGTTGTAATGAGAACACTTGCCAATGTAAATGTCGGGACGTACCTGGTTCATTAAACGCAGAAGTGGTTGCACCTGCAGTTCCGAATGTTTGTTTCAGTAAAGGACAAACCGGATCTATCCCCCTGACTGGGGTATATGAGGGAGATCTTGGATGTCTATGGTACGGTCAAGGTGTCATTGACGCAGGACCGATGTTACTTGTATTTCAATTAGTGCCTACGACAGGGTTAGGCCATTTATATGTTTACGGGTGCCCCGACCCTGTAAACGGCCCCACCATGGGGTTCGAGGCAACCAGTGAAATAGAGGCAGGCACCTGTTTCCCGATTGATAAACAATTTGAAGTAACCTGGAACGGGGTACTCTTAGAATGTTTTTCTGACGACGGGGACAATTATGATCCGCCAGCACCTTTCCAATGTGGCTTTTATGTGTTTATAACGGAGTGATTGATGTCGCAGAAAAACAACCCGCATTGTTCTTGCAACCCTACTTCTTTTCCTTTTCAGTGTGCCAGGCATTGCGTACTTAAAACAAAACGGAAATATGACCTATGTAGTTTAACTGCAGATACCGCTGATGCAGGGTTGAAATACTGGGAACAATGGGAACAAGGGAAAGATGACAAACAAGATTGCACTCCTGTATCGCTTGCAACAAGTGGCCCGCCAAAAGCCAAAATAATTGTTCCTAAAAGAAAAATAGACAAACCCCAAAAAAAGATCAGGTGGGCTTACGGTATAACTACAGTAGAAACCCGCGCAGACCTGTTACTCCCAAAAACAATACAGGCTTTAAAACATGGTGGGTTCCCTTCCCCCCGCTTATTTGTTGACGGGATGCCCCCTATCGCCGCAGAAGAACAATACGGTAAATATAAATTACATATCACCGCCCGATTCCCGCAAGTTAAAACATTCGCAAACTGGTATCTGTCGTTAATAGAGCTGTACCTGCGGGACCCGCAGGCCGCTCGCTATGCTATTTTTCAAGACGATATGAGCTGTTACCGAAATTTGCGGACGTATCTTGACGGAATAAAGATACCAGAGAAAGGCTATTTGAATCTATATACTTTTCCCGTCAATGAGGCGAACGCACCTGCTGACTTTACGGGATTTTATAAATCAAACCAACGTGGGCTAGGGGCGGTGGCACTGGTATTCTCAAACGAGGTTACGAGAAAATTACTAACCGCTAGCCATATGATAAACAAACCAAGAGGAAAAAAATCCACTTGGTCAGTAGATGGGGGCATAGTGGATTCATTAAAAAAACAGGGTATCTATGAGTATGTGCATTATCCCAGTTTAGTACAGCATCGCGGGGAACAGAGTTCTATGCACAACCCAAAACACCCCGTGGCCATTAGTTATAAAGGGGATGCTTTTGACGCCACTCGCTTATTGTTACCAAAAAAACAAACAGGAAATGAACTGGGTGATCAAGTATCAGCCGCATTATCTTCTGTCGGTATTACGCAGGCGAGAGTAAATAAATGGCTGGGCCGTCCCTGTAAGTGCCCCGCGCGCATTGCCAAATTAAACAAGATAAGCCGGTGGGCCAAAGGGATCTTAGCGGGAGAAAAAGAGGCAGGTGTCGCCATACGCAAAGTATTAGGGGTGGCAGAAGAAAAGACGCTTATTGTTATTCCCGCAAAAGACTGTGCGGATATGACAATGAAATGTTTGGAGCATTTACATAAATACGCGGACATTGCCTATGATGTCCTGTATATAGACGACGCCAGCCAGGACGGAGTAGCCGAAAAAATTGCTAACCACGCACATGAGTTAAACGTCCCACTTACGGTGCAAAAATTTAGTGCCCCTGTCGGGTTTCATCGTGCCTGCAACATCGGATTTACCACTCCGGGGTATGCTTACGTATTACTATTGAATAACGATTGTTTCATCGGCCCCAAATGCCTCAGTACGCTAAAAAACTGGCTAACCAGTGACACAAACATTGCGGCGATTAACCCCCTTACCTGTGATCGAGGGAAGTTATCTATCCAACAGAAATCTCGTCGTGAGAAGGCAGGCCTTCTTCGGCCCCCGCAGGACCCAAGAAGTGCAAAAGAGGGGGCGTCGTTATGCATAAATGAAAGCACCTCTGAAGAAGAAATGCTGCCCTTCTTTTGCACACTTATCCGCCGCACAGCCATTACTGCAATAGGGTTGCAAAACACCCATGAAAATTTTGCCTACGGGTTAGGGGCGGATGATGAATGGTGTGAGCGGGCCATAGAAAAAGGGTGGCGATTGCTTGTAGCGAACAATGCGTACGCAGCCCACGTGCATCATTACAGTTTTAAGAAACACGCTATAAATCGTAACAACCTGTCTATTGAGGCAAGTCGGCATAACCGGACAACTGCGGGGGCACCATCGCTCTCCATCGTAACGAGGGTGCACCCGAACCGCCCAGCCGCGTTACAGGTATTAAAAAAATCTATAGCCGTACAGACAAGTGCGAAGTACGAGCACGTGCTTTTGCCGTCTCCCGGCGAAATCGGTATCGCAGGCGCAAATAAAATGCTGGCAGATGGTTTTGAATACGCCGGGAATTATCTGCAGATTATCGACGATGATGATATGATCTGCGATAAAACGTATGTAGAAAAATTAAGTGAATTTATCGTCGCACAGGGATACCCAGATTGGGTGATGGTTCGCACAAAAATCCGTAATAAGCAGTACCCAATACCCTTTGGAATAAAATGGTTGCCTAAACATGCTACGATTCCTAGTTTCTCTGTAATTATAAGTAAAAAATTATGGGACACACACAGACAAGCCTGGGATGCTAAAAACTCAGGAGATTGGCAATTTGTTAAATCACTATGGGCGGCAGGGGAACGTCCTGTGTGGTTTGATTTCATGGCCTGTAAATCCCAACGCGGACATAGCAACGGGAAAGGGGAATAACACCTATATTGACAAACAGCCCGGCTTTACGACACAATACGCCTGCGAAGGGGACACGGACGTAGATATAAACCAACGGAATGGTAGCAATGAGCGAGAAACGCAGATTCATATTATCCCACCACCGCAGCCCAGGCGATGTCGTCTGCCTCACTGCCCTTGCTCGTGATATCCATCTAACATACCCAGGGCAGTTCGAAATCGATGTGAACACCACGGTTATGCCCATCTGGGATAACAACCCTCACATTACCAAGCTGTGGAACCGGAAAAAGAATAACCAGGTTATTACGCACAGAAACACTAAAATGCTGAAGTGCCAATACGGCCGGGGCATTCGGGACCAGAATAAAGAAACCATTCATTTCTGTGCCTACTTCCACAGGGACTTCAAAAAGCAGACGGGCATAGACGTCCCCCTGCACCGCCCACACGGTGAGATCTACCTGTCAGAGAAAGAAAAGGCTACTCCACCTGTATTAGGGCGGTACTGGCTAATCATGACCGGGGGCAAGTCAGACTTCACGATTAAGGTGTGGCACAAAAACTCTTTTCAGAAAGTAGCAGACACCTTAGGTGAAATGGGTCTTGGGGTTGTGCAGTCTGGGGCTACACACACCGGGCACTGGCATCCTGAGTTAAAAGGCGACCATGTTATTGACCTGGTGGGCCACGGCAGCTTCCGTGAGTGGGTACAGCAGATCTATCACGCCGAAGGAGTTATTTGCGGGGTGACCGGCGCCATGCATATCGCAGCGGCATTGCACAAACCTTGCGTAGTGATAGGTGGTGGCCGGGAGGCTTACTGGTGGGAAAGCTACACAAATGAGCACTCTGGGTTCGGACCTATCGCCTCAGGGAAGCACCCAATGCCCCACAGATTCCTGCACACAATTGGATTACTTGATTGCTGCAAATCAGTCGGCTGCTGGCGAAACAAGGTTGTTTCGACTGGCAAAGATAAAAGCCTCTGCAAGATGCCAATTATCACCCCTGAAATGCCGGTAGCAAAATGCATGGACATGATTAAACCAGAGATGGTTATAAACGCAGTCACATCGTACTACTACGATGGCTCTCTTCCACCGCTAGCCTCATTAGGATTAAACAATACCGATGGCTAAATTTACTGACACATCACAACCACCAATTAACGACGACGGTGTTCTGGAGTACCTCCGGGGCGACGGGGCTAAAGTAGAATTAAAGATAACCCCGCCCGCCCTGGCGACTACCCCCCCGAAAACACAAACTTGCAAGTCAGGGGCGTGCGACACAACGGGAGAATGCAAATCAGGGAAGTGCAGCCCAAAGGGGGCAAAATCTCCAAACACAAAAAGAACTTCTGCCTCTGTGGTAATCCCCACAGGAATGCCCATTAAGATCAACCCTACCGCTAAAGTAAATGTACGGGACCCTAATAAACAGGTAGCCACGACCGCGCGGCCGGGGCAGTCACCCGATTTCTCTGATGACCGTATCCTGGACCATCCTTCCGTAGGAGGGAAGATTACAACATTCATCCTGTTTTATGGGGGAGAAGAGTTTCACGAACTACACCGTAAGTGTCTGACAACATTCCTGGCAACTACTCCGGCAGACCGCATCGATCTACGAGTGGCGTCTAACGCGTTAAACAAAAAATCGTTAGCAATGCTTGATGAGTACCAGGAAAAAGGCTTCATTACAAAACATTACAGGCACGAAGAAAACGCCTACAAATACCCGGTCATGCGAGAAATGTTCTACGACCCCGAGCACCCCATCACGACAAAGTGGGTACTCTGGTTCGATGACGATTCTATTTGTGATGTGCAGCCCAGCTGGTTAAATATGCTGGGCCGGCACATTAGCCAGCATCACAAGGATAAAGCTAAAGAGGCCCACATGATTGGAGCCAGCTATATCTGGACACCGAATAAAAAACAGAAAGAGGCGATAGCCACCCGTCCTTGGTATAACGGGCGGCCTTGGAGGACCGCGCAAGGGAAGCCTAGCCCCAACGGAACAAAGATCTTATTTGCCACAGGGGGGTTCTGGGCCATCACGCACGAAGCGATCGTAGCTGCGGACATTCCAGATCTCGGAACCGGGCTCACCCATACAGGGGGAGACTGGCAAATTGGAGAGCAGCTGTACCAGGCCGGGTATACCATGCGGCAGTTTAACGGTAAAAAACAATTTGTGCGTACGTCTTCTGTTGATCGCCGGGGGGTCACAATGCCCACCATTGATAAAACAGGGGATATGGAAAATACCGAAGAAACAGCACCTGTCATAGCAACTGCAGAAAAAACTGATAAGATTATTGTACCGCCCCCGCTACCAGCGGCTATCAGACCAACAGCAATCAGAGCCCCTATTAAAATGGCAACCAACAGCGGACAACCTAAATTACGGAAACTGTAGTGACAAAGAAACTCACGTTAGACCGAACCCATTTAATCCAAATGGCGAAATCCCTTGATTTCTATATTGCGGTCCCGGCGTTCGTGTATCTACGGGACGCTGCATTGAAGAGCTGGGAAATGACACAAAACGCCAAAGAGTGCCAACGCTGCGGAGCAGAGTGGAAACACATGCGGGGCGTCTGTGATGCGATGCTGTTGAAACTTCAGGAATTAAAAGCAGAAGATCCGGAAAGTATTACCCAGATAAAAGACTGGCTGTCCCAACGAAAAGGTTACACCGTTGAGCAATGCGTGCTATACTACCGCAGATCGCACACGCAGGGTAAAATCTTTAAAATACAATTCTAAACCCGGAGCCACGGATGGCACGTTCTCTCAAATTACAATGGGCCACCAGTCACTATGTATACGGCGTAGATGACGGTGTGCGTGTCCGCTTTGATGTGGTATGTGCTGGAGACTTGTCCAGCAAGATATTTGCATATCGCATGTTTCCGCGGGACCGTAACGGAAACGAAGAGGGCAGGTTCAGCCATATTTGTTCTGCCCCGGATTTGGAGAACTTTCCTGAAGACGGCCCCACGCCGGGGGACTCTCCTGCCTGGTTCCGGTTATCTTACGTAGACGTATTGGTTTATTCAGTAGCAGAAGCGGAAAACTTTATTGCGTTAGTTCGAGAGGATGCCCGCCGGTTGATCGCAGTACTGAAAACCATGGACACATTGTTCACGGATGGCACAGAAGTCATTGGGGCAGACTGTGACCCCGCCAGCTCGTCCAGTTCTTCGTCCCTCAGTTCCACCAACTCTGCGTCTCTGGGCTCGCTAGCCTTCTTGACGGTTGTTGGAACGCATGAGCAATCTGTGGGCGCAGGAACGCCATGGCGAAATCTGGGGGACGGCGCCGGCTCTCCAGTAGGGGCGTCAGACAGCCTGGGGCTGAATCGGTCACAGGTCGAGCTCTCCACTGGTGAGGCAAGTCAGGTACTATTAGTACAGGGGTTTAACGTTACTGCGTTAGCTAACGACGCCATCATTGAGGGGATTGTAGCAAGATTGGTGCTGCGGGATATCACAGACGGCAGCATTGCATCCAGTGTGTCCAGTACATCCAGCAGCAGCGATATCGCAGCTACGTGCCCCAGACTTACCTTCCTAACATTGCAACACCCCGCGCGCGGTCTTGGCACAAACATGGCAGGGGATGATTGTATCGCAGGCCCAGAATGGGGCACATTGACGTATGGTAATGATAGCGACCTGTGGGGCTTTCCTGCTCTAACTGGGGAAGAGCTAAAAGACGGGGCCTTTGGACTTGGGCTGGTTGTAAATAACGGGTTCAACACCGACCACTCAATTGTGGAAATCGACGGTGTAGAATTGGACATTTATTATCGAGAGGAGCTGTAGTGGCAAACTTGGTAACGATTGAAGATCAGGTGCTTCGCTCTATGACACAAGATCCGCGGTTTATAGCGTTGCTTCCCTGCTTACAATCTTTCAAGCAGAAATTAGCCAGTACACAAAAAGGGGGCCGCAACTGTTTGAAGTGTACCCGGAAAAAGAACGCGATTAAAACTGCTGCGTTCGCACAGGCTAAACAATGTATCAAAAATACAAAAGGGGCCAAGCTGTCGCAGCTGAAGGCCCTGTTAAACGCGAAGCAGCTACGAGTGATTACCCGAAACGGGGCAGGGAAACCGACCGTTTATACCGTCTAAATTAAAGGCAAAAATGCGGCATATAAGGTGTATGCTAATTAACTACTAACAACAACACAGGCCCACAACAATAGAAATATTGCTACGGGCTTTTCTTTTATCTATCGCGCGGTAGATAGCTACCAATTTCTTTTATTTGAGGGAGACGTCTAATGACTTATCCATAGCAGTTATGGTCACACTGCATTTAAAGAATTATCTACCAGATAATTCCATTCTCAGAGACCTTAGCTAAAGAATTATTTAGCTAGGGTTTTTCAACAAACAAAACAGAAATAATAAAGGTTTTAAAGATATGAAAATCGTACAAATTCACGCTAATTGATGGCGTGGAATCTACACAGATGCAAGAGATCAAAGAAGTGCTGGGCATTTAGATGTTTATTAAGAAAACTCTTATTTCTGTTTTTCTCAGAGTTGTTCCGATTAAAAATTTGAACTTTTAACCGCCAATCTTTTAACTAAATAATTATTTAAAGGTTTTGACATGTTCCATTTTGAAGTTGTAATGTTCGTTGATCAAAGTTCCGACAAGCCCTTAGCTATGGGCTTCCACAATAACCGGGCAGGGGAATTTAAGATGGCCGGTTGGAATAACTACAGAATCAATCCGAGAGAGAAAGAGGTTATGAGCCTCGCAATGTTTCAGGCAAAAGAAAGTGCCGAAAGAGTTTTCCCAGAAGGAATTGTCAAAGACGTCTGGAAAACCACCTTCTATGGTGGTCGCATTGGTGACCGTCCTATCTGGACATTGACATCTGACAGTCCTGAATGTGAAATGTAATTAAAGAATTATTTAACCACAAACAAAGGGAGAGAAGAAATGAGATTAAGAAATCTGACACCTCACAATGTGAATATCATTTTTTCAAATTCAACTGTTGAAGTGCGATCTGAAATCACAATGATTAGGCAAAAATTACCGAGGTGTGTCGAGTCGGTGACACACTTAGCCAAGCGGCTGAGTGCCAACTTCCCCGTCCCTTTGGTACGTAAGGAATTCGGAGATGTTTTGAATCTCCCAGATCAAGAAGAAGGTGTGATGTTGATTGTATCACACTTGGTAATGTCAGCACTGCCATTACGGCACGATTTGTGTTGTCCTTCAGATCTTGTCAGAGACGAAGAAGGAAAAATTGTAGGCTGCGAAAGTCTCGCAGTGAATTCCGATGATATTTAATTACGATAGGGTGCGTTTTCGTAAACCAATATCGCACCCTCTTTGTAAGATCCTTTATACATGATTGTATGGGCAGTCGCCGCCGTGATTCTTTTAGTGGCGCGCAATTACTACGCATGGCGACCACCTCGCACAGCAGCGGTGGTCGCCAGCGAAGCCTCCGAAGTGACAGCCAATGAGGCAGCCTTCCTGGCCGCGAGCATCGCGGAAGAGACCGCGAGTGATGACGCGGAGGAAGAGGCCCTGGCCGGTAGGCGGGAGGAATCACGCACTGGGCAGGTTACGGATAGTGCTTGGCCCAGGGGGGTGGGCTTTAAGTACACGCAGCCCCTCCCAGATCATCGAGGGTTCGAATCCCTCATCGGCCATTTCTTGCAGCCCTTATATGCTGCTAAATTAACCGCAGAAATGCGGCATATAAAGTGATCTGTGTTAGCTATTTTAGCATAAGTTACTTCACACCCGTAGTTTAACGATGAAGGAGCCAATCATATGGGCCCCTCTAGAAGGAAGAAAAGATGGCGGAATATCACCTACATCTGCCGGTCCGCCGGCAATCCCCTATTCGGTTTACACCGAACGCAATCGAAAAACAACCAGTACCGAAGGTACGCGTGACAAAAAGTTACGCGTACACCGTGATCTCAGGGCGGGTTATTGCGACCCGCAACGAGCTCGTGAGACAATGCTCGACCTTCCCGGTCGAGGACTGAGGCGACGGATCCGTTTAGCGACCATTGGTGGGCGTGAGGACTTTATTTACGTAAGAACTTTTTACTTACTGTAAGTATTTTCCTCATGCTCTCCAATGGTCTGCTGCGTTATTTTCCCGCTATCCCTGTACAATTTTTCTTAGCTATTGGCGATCACTGCGTGTACAGGTGCAGGGGCTGGCATTGCGTTAAGAAAGACGGCAGAGTATTATTGCGAAAGTAATAACCATTTTTAAGTATAAAAGAAGGAGCCGCAGTATGACACTTCATGTAGTATCACAAGATCTGAACTCACGGACGGGGACCGTCACCATTGAAGGCCCGTCCCAGGAAGACGTAATGTCCCCCGCTGCTAAAAACCTGGCAATCACCACTGCTGCAGGCACAATCTCCCGTGCTGGTATCTCTGGTAATGAGAGCGCCTATCCTGTAGACGGGGACGGAAAATATTCAGAAGACTTAATCATGGGCCGTGGTGGGGCAGTAGCCGCCTATCGCTGTGATTACAATCTGACAGGCGGCCTGTAATATATGTTGACTGTCGAAACTATTACACGCGGAACACAACTATCCGCATTGCAGCTACGCGCCGCGTTTCGGCAACTTGGGCGGGAAGGGACGCCGCCCGCGGATACTGTATTAACAGCAGACCACTGTCTGGGTCTCTGGGTGTTTATGTTAATCCATAAACTGCAGTTCCTTGCCCCTGAGCAAAAAAACTTATTATACGAATTGGTAGTTGGACAACTTACAGGGCTAGGCAAAGCTGCCCAAGCCCGAACCCTCCAACCACCCATGCTGGTTATTGCTGATTGCCGTTACGCCGCCTTTCATAATGTGACAGGGTGGCTAGACCTAGTTTCCGGTGACACTGTAGAGAAACCGGAAAATTACCCGTTAGAAACTCTCGCGTACAACCTGGCTATCTTATTCCAGCGTAACCACCACGCTTGTTCGCGGCTTGAAACTTCTGGAGCTTAATATGCCCGACTTCAAAGCAACGCACAGAGACGCGTTACGTAATCCAGCCGCTTTTACCACTACACTACTCACGGTATTTGTGGATAATTACGGCACCGAAGGGTTTACCTGGGCACCAGAAACCATACAGATGGAAATCAATGATGATTTTAATATCACCATACATCCGGCCAATCTGGACCGGTTAATGGCAGGTATCAATATCATCACCTCTGATGATTTCTATAAATCTCTACCTGACTTTGTTAATTACTGCAATATTCTTTCCGGGGACACGTACGATCCTCGCAACTGGGATCCAGCAGACGCAGCAGAAGTCGCGTGGGGCGTTACTGAGGCGTTGTTACTTTCTCCTCCTGAAGACACGGATGATGCACCGTTTACGGAAGAAATCACCGGCTACATCGGGCTGGTACTAGACGCAGAAGGGATCATTAACGCACCTGATATTTTACGAATTGCTACCAGGGCGGATCAACAATCGTTTGTCAATCAGGAATTTTCTGATGACCCAATTATGTATAACTCCATCTACACGCTGGAGGCTACAAAGACAGAAGAAATTAACAATGCTGTAAAAGCGAACTTAAAATCGCTGGCGCAGCAACTTTCCTCCCTACCACTGCGCAGCGGCTCTGCAAACGAAGCCGTCGCAAACATGTTAAACTCGTTTAAGTAGAAAGAAAAAATGAGCAATACAGTCACAACCCCTGCCGCAACTACCGACGCAACCGAAACCATCCAGCACACGGAGTTCACGCAAGACGTACACCAGCACTTAAAAGCTGGTTACCAAATTCTGTACGTACACACCAGCGAAGAGAGCCGGGCAGAAGCAGAACTTCACAGATTAGCGCAGCGGATGGACTGGGGCGTTATTACCTGGGACAGTGCTTGCGGATTTACCGCCCCTGCGGCGCTAGAAAAGAAATTGAGCGAGCCCAAGTATAACAACCCCATCCAGGCACTGGGAGCCGTTGCCGACAAGTCGCTTATCAGCGGTGACTTGATGTTAGTCTTCCGGGATCTGGATGACTATATGAAGGACCCCACAGTGCGACGACACATCAAGTCGCTGGAACAAGGGAACCATCTTGTAAACAGCAAGCGGCATACACCGATCATCATCATCAGTTCTCAGCTGAATATCCCAGATAAAATTAAGTCTTCGATCACCGTGATCGATTTTGTCTTACCAGATGAAGAGGCACTTTTACAGACAGTGGACTTTGTTCAAACGTCTGTAAAAGGCAAGGCCGCGGGGAAAGCAACACTGTCCCCGGAACTCCGCAGAAACCTGGCGACCAACATGCTGGGGCTGACACACGGGGAGGCCGAGAACTGCCTGTCTCGCTGCCTGATTATTCATGATGGGTTCAAAGATGCTATGCTGGATACCATTAAAGACGAAAAAGCGGGCATCATCAAGAAAGAGGGGATTTTGACGTATATCCCCGTAGACTCTGTAGCCTCTTTCTCGGATATTGGCGGTTACGAAAATTACACCACGTGGCTTGCCCGCCGGAAGCTGGCGTACGGAGACGAAGCACGCCAGCTGCAAATTGATTACCCTAAAGGCTGCGTACTTTTGGGATTACCTGGAACTGGAAAGTCCATGGTGGCGAAAGCTACTTGTCACGCAATGGACCTTCCCGGGTACATCCTGGATATCGGTTCGCTGTTCGGGAGCCTGGTAGGGGAATCCGAAAAACGAACACGCGACGTACTCCGACAGATCGACGCACAGCGCGGCTGCGTGTTGGTAATTGACGAAGCCGACAAGGCACTGGGAAATGCGGTAGGCAGCCGCGGGGATTCTGGTGTAACGCAGCGGGTGTTTGGTACAATCTTGACGTGGTTAGCAGAGAACCGGTCAAAGACGTTCTGTATCATGACTCTAAACCGTACCGAAGGGCTACCTCCGGAATTACTGCGGGCCGGGCGTTTTGACAAGATCTTCTTTACGGATATCCCCGCAGATGCAGAAAGACGGCAAATTATGGAGATCCATCTTCGTCGTCGCGGTGTCGATCCTGCGTCGCTAGGGTTCGACGATGCGGACTGGGAACAACTTATTAAAGACACAGACGGATACGTAGGGGCGGAATTGGAAGAAGTGATCGTGGATGCCCGTGGCAGGGCCCTGGAGGCAACTGCAGGCACTGAAGGGGTAACTGGTACACCTACGTTTGACCAGTTACGTGACGCGATCAAGTCAGTAATCCCACTGACGGTACACGACCCAGCAGGGATGAAGGAAATCCGAGAGTTTTGCGAAAATAAGGGGGAGCCAGTATCTGCTGCTCAAAACGAGGGGCAAACGAAGAAACAGAAACGCCTCAATCGACAAAAGCGGAACGTCGACCTAGACGAATAGTCGCACGCTGAATACAATAGATACCCACACGTGTTATACCCCGGGATACCGGGGTGAGTTCCATGGAAGTTATTAAGGAGAGACCGAGTATGAGTCACGTAGTTAAAGCGAAAGTTGAAATAAAGAATGAGGCCTGCCTGGTGCGGGCAGCAGAATTTCTGGGGCTGACCAACTTGGGGCGAGATACCCACAAGTTGTACAACGGACAAAAAGCCGAAGGCCTCGCCTTCACCCTCCCAGCCTGGGATTACCCAGTTGTCATCAATACTGACAGCGGCGAAGTCAGTTATGACAATTACGGGGAACACTGGGGCAAACAGATTGAGTTGGACAAATTGGTCCAACGCTATTCTGTGGAGACCCTTAACGATCAAGCCGCGATCGAAGGGTACACAGTAGCAGAAGAAGAGCTCGACAATGGTGACATCGAACTCAGCATGCATGCTTTCGCATAAAGTGTAATTCGCCCGGCACGGAAAGGCAGGACTACTTTGGTCCTGCCTTTTTTATATCTTTCATTTGAGTAGCAATAGGCCCATTAACATGGCAAAAGAAATTAAAGTAACTATCCCCCTGGTCGGTATTTCCAAAGGGGAACGTAAGATGTCATTCGAAACCAGTGGGTTTACAGGAACTACCTGTCAATCAGCCACTGCCCCATTTGAGGCGGCTATCGGGGTAGCTGAAGAGGAAACCCTCAAAAACGAATTCTACGATACCGAAGAGACGCACGAGCATCTCAGCGACGGCGACGAATAATACCTGCGACACACTACCATCATTAAAAAATATACGCAGGCAACGGTACCCCCGCTGTCTGCTTTTTTATTGCCCCAGCTAACTAAGGCCCTGCGATTATGACTAAGCCAACAAAAATAATTGTGCCCCGTAACGGTATTCACGACGGCTCCCAAGAAGTACGGGCTGTGTACGATGCGGGGGTGGCAAAGATGCTGCCTGCGGTGGGGGCAGTGACTACTGTGCGGGCATCACATGTAGAACCCGGCGCTGCATTAAGTCAGGCAGCGCTGTCGCATCTTGGATACGAATATGCAGAGATTGTCGCAGGAACGCAGTGGCAGATCCTGCAAAAATACGCGTCCCACTGGTTCGCTGATATGACGCCTACTGGGCATGATACCGTGTTGGGGCCCTATAATCCCGACCAACGGGACACCGCACTGGAGACAGAAGTCAACTGGTTGCACGCCCACAACATCCCCACGTGCAGCAGCTGTACTGCGAATCCTACGCCTATTTAATTACGCAATACATAATTACGTTACTTTCTGCAACAATTTTCACAAAGGAAAGAAAACATGCCTATAAGACACATCTTGGCTGTACTTTGCAGCCTGTTCCTCCTGGTTACGCTGACGGGGTGTAATACATTCGCCCCTACGGATAGCCCAATGACGCAATGGCAAAGCAGCCCTGTAGTCTTTATGCAAACTACAGAACCCGCCGCTTCCCAGAAACAGTTCCGGTTAATCAAACCTGGGTGGCTCCGTAATACTACAGTAAATAAAGACAAAACAAGAAAGACTTACACAGAAAAAATTTAAAACAGTGTAAGCAGAGCTGCAAAAGAGACATTCGAAAAATCGCCAAGGCCTTTTCTATATGAGAGGCCTTGGTTTTTTAACCAGCATACAAACAGGTAATACAAATGGCCACAATTATGGAACCAGAACAAACAGGTGCGCACAACACCCAACAGGTGCTCGAAGAGAATATCATTTTACTCTCCCCGTCGTTCGGGTACTGGCAAGGGATGTACAAACTCGACGATAGTGTCGAAGTGACGTCCCACGGGGAGACATTGGAAAAAGGCACAATCACGCAACCCAGCGCCAAATTGATGACGGATACTTATCCGACAGACGCGTACGGCGTCCCATACAAAAAGACGCTGCAGAAGCTGGCATCCCGGCTCAAGAATATTAAAGATAAATATTCCCTGCCGTTTCCGATTACCGGGGTGCGTATCGTGCCTAAGAAATATATCGACGACATGATGGACGAGCTCTACGGGCTCACCTTGGGGACACTCCGCGCACAAAAGAAATTGCACACAGAGGAAATTATAAAATACCAGGAATGGGACCCCCTGACTCAATTCGACGAGATGGGAGATTCTATCACACAGGAAGAATGTGCGCGGCGGCTATCGCAGGCAAGGGCGGACGTGTCTCGGCTAACAGATGAGATCGGTGTGGCGATCGGCGCCGGCAACCTCCTTGCAAGTAACAACATGCCATTATTCGAAGCTAGCAAAGGCGCAGAACAATCGCTGGCATATCAATTGCATATCCTGGCGGAAGACTTCTGTAATCGCTGGGACGCGATCAAGCAGGAGATCGCTGTAAAGAACCCACAGACTTATAATCAGGTGTCAGATCGACTTCCGCAGACCAGAGAGGCTATCAGGGACAAATTCCATCTGGATGTTGTCCCTGTAGAGCTAGCGGGGAATAAACCACAAAAGATGACCCGTGAAACGCTAGCGGCCCACATGACCGCACACCAGAATCTTTTAGAGGAATCATGCCAACGCAGGGTTAACGAGGCTATTGAAGAAATGATCCGTGGGCCGCGGCAACAGTTAGCGCAGGCAATGAGCAATCTGAAAGAACTGATTGCCCGTAACGGGAGGGTGACCACTGCATCGTTCCGTCCCGTCAGAGAGGCTATTGCAAAGATCCGCGTGTTCGATTTTGTCGCCAATGACGGGCTATTAAATAAAATAACAGAAATGGAGGGGCAACTGGATATTACCGCCCCAAAAGATTTAATAAATGATGCTGCGTCCGCAGAGGGATTCAGCACTGCCCTTGACGCGTATGCCGCAGAGGTGGAAGACGAGCTACAGGCAGCGGCAGACATTGACCGGTTTGGGCGGGAAACCCGCGGAATTGATTTATAAGCTCCCTGCCGCCCTCCTGCGGGGCGGCAGCTATCTTTTTTTCTTAGCATTTATGTAGGTTACCATGACACGACAACGAACAGAGTCTGAAGAAGAAACAAGTTCCCGGCTTATAGCCGATAACCAGGTGCACGTGGATTACGCGTCCGTAGAAAATGAAGACGGGGTTACTTTCTCCAGCGGGAACATGCTGGTATACGGCATGGCCCAGATACCTATTGAGGCAGAAAATTGGGAAAGTAGTAATGGCCTCTCCCAATACACAACAGTAAAATGGAAGGGACAGGGGCACTGACGAGCTACGCTGTAGCTGTAATTGTCCAGGATGGGCTATAAAACGGACCGGAAAACTACGGCAGTGCAAACATACCAATGACATGATGGGTATAAAAACCTGTACCGCTAAAAAGACAAACGGTATGTTAATCAACACAGTATCTCAAGCAGAAGAAGTAGTTCCTGGGTTTAGCGGGCGGGAGTTACGTGGAATCATGTTGGAGTAGAAAATGCAATTTTTTTACAACGCCTACCTATGTGGGAACGACCACCAAGCCAGCGAGCTGGTAATGGAAGTAAACGGAATGCTTCAACAGGCGAGGCTAACCGGTTTTGCTTGCATAAAAACTGCCGCGCAGATGGAGTCGTGCCATAACGGGGAGCCGTTTCTTCAGGAAGTCATAAATAACATGCGGGAGTTAACTCCCGGTGAGGATGGGCCGTCTGTTGAGCCGGGGCTTCTCACTTTGATTATTTATTACGTGAACAGGGACGGCCGTGGCGCCGAGCGACGGCCGATAATCTCGCGATTCCGGCGTGTGGGACGTAGGCTGGTTATACGCGGCGGAACTTCCGAAGGGTATGTAGTTGATAGATTTGTTAGCCGCATAGCAAGGGCATCCGCCGGTGAGTCTTTTGCAGCACAACTAGATGCGTTTGGCTTACATATAGAACAGGACAGACGGATATATGACGGGGAGCAGGCGATCTCCCCTGCAAGAGATAATACCATTCCTGCTATGCGACCGCCAGCTAACGCCAATGATGCCGTTACCTATGACGCCCCCGAGGTTCCGACAACGCAGAAATACGTCAATACATTTATGTGCCACAACGCCACGGGTGCATTAGGATTGATACACAGGATAAATCAGCGTCTACAAGAATCTGGGGTAGCCGGGTTTGCTCTTCTGAAAAGCCGGGAACAGCTGATGTGGCTATCCGCCCGGGACGGTACACCACTTGGCGAGATCCCCAGCAGTTTACCCACGCCCTCGTGTATCGTGGCTCTTGTCATGTTTTTACCGGTACCCGCGCCATCCGTGGTACCGACTATAACAGCAGAGTGGCGGGATGCCAGAGACAGCCTACGTTCCGGAGGCTCGTCCCCTGTGGGGGTCCGGGTGGCGCAAATTTTTAATGACCTGGCAGACCGTGCTATTAATCTTTCACGGGAAGGGCAACTAAACATTTTCATGTTAATAGACGCAACGGGTGGATTTGTGCGTAACGGTATTGTGGGGGAGGACGCCACACCGAGGGCGGTGATAGCGCCTGCCAGCCTCGAAAGTGTCGCACCTACTATCGCTACTACGCGACCATCGCTGCAACGATTGAGCGAGCAGTTAGACACTCTCCGGCCCCTGCCCACAATCGACTGGGGAAATCATACCACATGGGAATGTGCTTCCGAAGAAGGAGGGACTACCGTTTGTACCATTATTGATATGTCTGCCCGGCATGCCTGGGAAACGATCACATGGCTTTACGATAACCGATACCCGTTCTTTTATAAATTTACGAAACTACATAATTTAAGGTACATAGATGGCCCCCCTATAAATACGGAAGAGATATGGTTATCGAAACAACCTGCCTTTCGGGCATTAGTGCAGCAGGCTGTGCGGCAACATGTCACATTTCCACCTGTGCTGTTTCAATACCTTAATACGTATTTACTAGGGGAACATGCCGACGCTGACATACCACTTCCTTGGGATAATCCAGAAGACCGCCAACCGCAAAGCGGGCTGGGGACATTTCTGGAAAGCCCCGTACAGGTAACTACCAACTTAGAAATGCATGGCCGCTTCGGGCGGAATGCGAGGGAACTTGATTTAAGCTAGGGCTAATATGAGTATAGCTACATTGGCAAACCCCGGAAATACAAAACTGGGGCCCCGCATCCATAGCTGGTCGCTACCCGCAGATGAAAAAATCTGCGTGGGCGCTAGTCAATTATGCAGCGGACTGTGTTACGCAAAAAAGGGCTTTTTTAATATGCCTTCTGTGGAAAAGGCTTACGCTAAAAATTACGCATTTAGCCAGACAGACGGTTTTGCAGAATGGATGATTCATTCCATCGCTGCAAAGATGGCGTCGCTTGCTCGCGTGCACCCGTCCGGGGAATTTTACGATGTCCCTTATGTCGATAAGTGGATCACCATCGCAAAAGGTACCAGGCGTACGGAATACTTTGGATACTCCCGCGCATGGCGAGACGCGGCAATACTCCCCCATTTAATTGCATTTGCCGCTTTACCTAATGTAGACCTGTGGTGGTCCATCGATCGTGAGACAGGCCCAGCCCCTGCCATCAAAGGAATCAAGCGGGCATATATGGCGATTAACGACACAGACGCGAAAACTGCCCCCAATGACTGTGACCTGGTATTTAGAGCTAAACGCAACACAGTGATGAAACGAGCAAACGGTATTCAAGTCTGCCCTCCAGAAAACGGGGTACCTACAAAGAACAAAATAACCTGCTCGTCATGTGGTATCTGTTATAATACGAAGCTCCCGCGGTGGGAGGCCGACTTGGCAGTGGAATTACAAAGCTACGGCGAGATAAACGTTCCGGAGGATATATGACCGATCTTATGCAACAAGCACTGCAACGCTGTCGAGAAGAGCAAGCCCGTACAACGCAACAAGCGGCGGTGGTTGCTCCGGATTTTGAAAAGTTGCGACTGTTTTTCTCTGTAGTGTATGATACTTTAGACTACCTGCGGGAAGAGAGCATTAGCTTATTAGGCTCCTTAGTCCCGTCTGGGACGGAGCTGAAAGAAGCAGCGGGGCGGGCGGAGGTCTCTCCGCGACTAGACCTGCGGATAGGGTCGCAGACTTATATGCGGATTCGCATAGCTGAGAACGGGCACGCGACCGCAGAGGCGAGACAGTTGCGTTGGCGGTGTCAGATAGTCGACGGGAACTCACTTCTTACAAATAACCTACTTGCCAGGGAAGCTGATGTAGTATCGTGGATTATGACTAACATCATACACCACGCCGACGCGTCCCCAGTACCTCCGGTAGTACCACGACAAGTAAAGGACGAAAACGACCGGTACTTTCGGGACATTGACATTTAAACAGGGAGATACGATGTTAGTTTTTACCAGAACAAAGGGGCAAGGATTTTGCCTCAATCTTGATGAAGAGACGTTAGAGACGTTACTTGAAGATACCCGCAAAACAGGCCGTAAACAGCGAATCGATATTACGGTTGTAAGAGTAAACGCACAGGGAGCCCGCATAGGGATTGTGGCCCCAAAAACAATCAATATCAACCGTACCGAGGTGCAGGCACTAAAAGATGCGCAGGCTACCGCAGAGGAATCGCTGTAATTTTAGAAAGGGCTGCCCGGAGATATTCAGGCAGCCCTTTCGTGTAGGCTCGATTACAGCACAGCAGCGTTAAAGTATCGCTGCACCTGCAGGGGCTGGTTTGTATTCTTTCGCCAGCTCCTGCAGCTCTGTTTCGCTCAACCCTTGATGTTGGGCAGATTTTTCTTTTAACAATACAGGAATATTTGAGGCTGCGGCCATTCGTTCGAATGCGTCGGCGTCGGGGCGTGGCAGCGTGGGGACTAGTTCCGCCAGCTTTTCTGTATCTAATAATACTCCGCCACACGCGTCAGCCAGATCCTCTCCGAGCCATTCCTGTACTTTATCAATATCCAGGTTGGCTAACGCCGCTTTTTCATACATAGCACCGTTAATGGTTTGCACGTGCCCGGATACAAATTCAGAGGCGACCTTTTCAGTCACTCCAAATAAGATGTCTTCAGGACGATCCAGCCCACCGTCTGCATACAGAGTATCGATATGGGTGAAATTGTCAAAGTCATCCATTACGCATGCCATCTTCATCCGGCTGCCCTGCTCATGCACCTCAATAGGATTTGCGCGAATAGACGCGGCCAGTTGTTTCGCCTGTGCGGCATACGCAGGAGCCGCAGTTTTGGTCAGTGCAGCCCGGGTATCCCAGGCAGCAGCGGCCTTCTCTCCGGGGCAGTACCCATTACCAGCGCATCGGTTCAACAATTCTGCGTCTACCACTTCCGCGTTAAGACTATCAGCTTTCTCTAAAATACGCGAAGCCATAGCGGTCTTTTCAATAAAGGTGAACCTTGCGTGGTGCTCCTGAAACCAGGCAGAGGCTTGTTTCACCTCTGTAGCGTTCCGTAATGGGTAATGCCGCTCTCGTTGTCCGTCCGCTTCCCAGACAAACGCGAAGTCGGCATCTTGTAACTCTGATTCTCCAGCCTGCTTAGCTGCGGCCACCTTTTCCCAAAGGCTATCGACTTCAGATTGCATTTTCCAGTATGATGCTGCTTTCTGTAGACGTTGTTCGATCTGGGTGGCTCTGCTGCTACTGAACTGGTCTCGTTTGTCCGCGAAGAATAACGCTGACAGCCAAGTAGCCGCTTTGGTATGTACAGGGTAGACGCGATCAACGTCATTTGCGTATAAATGTGCCGCCATTGGCACTTCTGCATCTCCATGTAAGTGCAAGTGGCTAGCGGTTTTTACAAAATCAGGGACGGGGCACATCTGCGTAAGTCTGTGGCGTTCCGTACCTGTTAAATCTTGCGTTTGATCAAAGATAGGCTCTGGCGTCATGTCGTTTTGCTCCTCATTAAATCAACAGATTAATTTTCAAGAATTACTGCAGCTGCTGGGCAGCCCAATAAAAGTAAACGCCTTGCCGGCGATTACTGATTGCCCAGTATGCCAGGCGGAAAAAAAATTACACGTTTACTGCGATAAGGCAACAGGGGGCGAATGGTGTTATTGCGATAACTGCAAAACTGCCTGCGATATGATAACTCTTGCTGAGAAAAGTTGGAAGCTCGAAATCAATCAGGCGATTCGTAAGCTGATAATCAATGGGCTGCTTATAGAGACCAAGAGTACGCTATCCCAGGTAGACCAGCATAAAAAAATTGTCAACGATCGGCATAATGTGGTAAACGCGTTCTGGCAACATTGCCAAGGATACCATCTCCAGCGGGAAAATGCCAAGATTCGTATGCTGCAGCGGCACTTCCACGTGTCCCCAGATACTGCAATGGCAGGCGAACGGCTCACACGGATCATTGGGGCCTGCACTACTGAAGACACCGCAAAGTATTTCCATAAAGCACGATACGAGTACAAGAAACAGCTCCGGAACGGAAAATCGGGGAGTTTTGATTATGTAGACTTCCCCGGCCGTAACTGGAATGAGCTGCTGGCGGTGCCTTTCTATGACCTCCCGGGGCGTATTTGCGGGTATCTATTTATTGGTCGCGACGGGGATCCGGAAGATTTCGTATTTAAACAGGTACTGCCCTATTACAGCGAAGGCGGGCTGGCGATGCTGGATGGAATGTTCCAGGAGCGGCATTCTTTACTGGGGCACACCAAATTCATAATGACAGACATACAAACGGCGCTTTGTCTACATGGGCGGCAAGCTAAGGATTCTTCTAAAATACTCCCGATGGCCTGTGCTTATGAAGCCCCGCGAGGCACCACTGCGAATGTGTGGGATTGGCTGCGACCGCAGGATGTCGTATTCTGGGGCCCTGACGTCCTGAAAACAATCCGGCTGGCGATGCCGGCAAATGGACAAGTCACCATTGCAAAATACACCCGGGATATTATTACCCGTAACAGCAATAGCTTATCTGCGGCAGGGTGGTTACACCGGATGAAGCAGCGAGCTGTGCACTGGTCACGGGCTCTCCAGGACATTCTTAATGAAGCAGATGATCTCCAGGCGGAAGAAATACTCCTCAGCCTGGAAATGTCAAATAAAGACATCAGTGAGTTTATAAACCATTGCGACGATACGTTACGGGAACGCTTAAAACACCTGGCTGCCCACGGCGGGTTATCCAACCGGACCCGGTTTGAACGACAGTGGGTTGTGGAGAAGCCTACGGGCTGGTACCTGGAAAAGACAAATGATTGCATTTCCAGTGTTATTATCAGGATCCACCAGGTTATCTCCGCGCATGCAGGGGATACCTATTACCGGGGAGAACTACGCTTCCACGAGCAGGTATATCCCTTTACAGAGCATACTAAAATAATAGATAAACTAGGGGCACTCCGCTGGGCACATAAATACCTTCGGGACACACTAAAAGGGGGGGCTGCAGCATATTACCCAAGCTGGAACGCAAAAGGGTTGCAGCTTGCATTAAGTTTCAATCCCCCAGAGAATGTGCATCATGAGTTCCGGATAGGGTGGCGGGAGAACCTGCTTAACTTCCAACTACCAAATTTTGCAATCACCCGCTCGGGTATAGATGATGAAAGTGTGGCGGGGTTATTTCAAGGGCGGTCCCTGCCCGCGATGCATTTGCCCCCGCCGGGAGTTATCCCTCGGACCCACATTGCGAACCTATCCTTCCTGAATAACGAGACCCGGATTGTGTGGGCCACTGCCGTGGCTGTACTGACAAATATTATTTCACCCGCGGTAAATAGGAACCAACCCCCGATATTGCTGGACGGGGAGGATACCCAACGAATAGGTGTAAGCACAGCAAAAAGAATGGGGTGCCTGACCACTACCAGTAATCGTGTAAACAGGATTTGCCCCCAGCTCAAGCAAAACGCCGCTATACATGACTGGCCGTACATTGTGGAGAACAACCGCTGGTCCGATGAACTTGCGGGTACAAATGGGATATACAGGGCAGACTACGCCACTACGCGCATTCTAGGTATTCGAAAGAATGTACATATCGTGTCTGATCATACCCGTGTTGGGTCAATGCAACTGACGACTACTGCGGTACCGCATATATTAACAAACTACCTACAGGACCTCATCAACCGAAAAATGTGCCTGCCAGAAAACAGCGAGTATCTGGCAGAAAATATTTTAACAGATATTGCGGCGTGGTTCTCTCGCATAGGCGGGAACAATGAAGCGATACTGAATGTCTCAGAAATACTATGGTTCCCGTCCCCGGAGACAGCATGTAAGTGTTTTTTCGATCTAGTGTTTTACCTATACACAGCGGGTAAACTAAATTATGCCAGGGCTGCTTTTACGGAGGAAAAAGAAAAAGAAAATGTAGCATTACTAGCCATTGAAGGCAAAGACGCGCCCTACATATGGATATCCCAAGAACGGTTTAGTCTGGCGGCCCGTAGAAACGGAGGACTATCCCCGGACCTTTTATTGATTACCCAGTCTTTACAGCAATTGTCGCTGCTGCAAAAAGAGCACAGTTTAGAAAATCAAAAAGGGTGGTTAATTACAGATACCCTTTGGAACAAAAAAATTCGTTTATGGAGGAAAAATGAGCGAAGGGAAAACTGTTGACTGGTTTGACGATATTGTTGCATATGTCCCCACGTGTGCGGCCTTTCAAGATGCCCCTATTATTGAGCTGCCCACCCGCGCGAGAGAGGGGGCGGATGATGAGGTAGATTTCTTCTCAGATGATAATACGGAGTTCGTTGACAACCTCATTACGGTTGATTAAAGAAGCTACCTTTTTCCTGTTCCCATCCGAAATCCCGTGAGCCTGCAGCGGGTATCTGATTTGCATTTAGTTTGCCTATTGCCGCGGCGTCTGCATAATTAGGCCAACAGTCATTTGCGTGCCATAACGCGGCACATCCAATGTTCACGGCTTGCGCAAAGTCATCAGTTAACATGGTATTTCGGGTAATTGTATAGATATCCCCGGCCAATCTGCTCTCGGTTTTCTCTTCCACTAAAGCGAGAAAATCGCTGAGCAGCCCGGGGTTATCGTCATTAATATAGTCGTATTGAAAACTCCGCAATAACTTTAATTTAATTGCCTGAAAGGTATAAAGAAGAGACCGCGTCTTGTCCACCCGATAATGCGCTCTGTTATGTAACGGTGTAGGAGCAATGTATCGCATTAAGTTAGATGTGGCTGCCCGCACATACTGGATAGGCATCACACGTTCTAGGTTGAATCCAGCTTGGACCATAACCGTTTCCCGAACTACCCCAGCACCAGTGTAATCATGCGTGAATAGCTCACACTTAAATTTACGTAACCAGTGAAGTACTTCTGTGGCTTCTCGCAAATGTTCCTGCGACGCCACCAATCGCTTGCCCCAAAGTATGTGGACCTGTCCTGCCGTTGTCAGCCCCAACAACGCAATGGTTGTGAAAGACACCCCTTCCTGCCCTCCGCCACCCCAGTCAACCGCAAGCATCCGCATCTTATATTGCGGCAATTGTTTCAGCATATCGGGAGACGGGTCCTGCGGATTATTTTTCCAGGGGAGTGTAGCGGCAGCCCGCATTTCTGTTTCAGAGAGCAGCTTCTGCCCTGCGTCGACAGACTCCCCTAATACTTCGTTATAAAACATGGACTGAGTGGTATTTCCCCAGCCTGATTGTTTTGCAAGCAGCTCGCTCCATTTATCCGGGCGACTGTAATGGAGCGGCATAATAATCTGCGGCACGTGATACCCTGCCATTTGCCAGCGGCGGGCAGGGTACCGATGCACCCAATGTCCTTGTCGTGGAAAGATGGGCTTGCGACATTTGTGACAAACAACACCAGGGCATTTCTCCGAGATATCGTCATGCGCTGGGCCAATCATGGCGTCGATATGGAATTCCATAGCAGGGATATTCCACTCGCCGCAACCGTAGCACGGGATGAACCACTCTGCCTGTGATGATCTTCTCCAGAGGCCTTCGAGCGGATTGTCAAGACTTTTGGGAGTTCCAGTGAACTGGAAAAGGCCATATTTTGAGTGAGACATAACCTCCCGAATGATCGGGATATGGTCTGGATCCATGTCCTGAATTTCGTCAATCGCTACCTTGTCTGCACTAATTCCACGGATTCTGTCTGCATCAAGTAAAGCAAATGAAAAGATCATCACGCTTAGATTTTTAAACGATCGCTGCAACACAGAGTTCTCTGTGTTTGTACCGGACCATAGTGGCTTGATAGGAGAACGATCAATGAAGGGCCGCACGTAGTTATTGGAGAACCGGCGGATCTGTTCGTATAATGGTGTGATATACAGCGTGCGAAAGAAGGGTACGCAGTTAGAGAGCATCACACCATGTGAGGCAAGTGATGTACTTTTGCTTACCTGCCTGCCAGTTTTTAGCACCAGGGACGCTGGCATAGCAGTTTTAAAGACAGGGGAGAAAGGATAGTGATCTGTTAAATCATAGGGCTGGCCCTGTAAAGACAGGCACAGCGGGAGCAACGGCTCCAGTGTTTGTAATCTCCCATGTTCAGCAAGCCGTCGAAGCTGTAGAATCCTATCAGCGCTGGATTGCTTTCGGCCACTGATATTATTGGATTCGATCTCCTTAATAATATGAGCGATATCGTTATTTGATAGGTTTGGATTAAGTATATCAGTAGGGAGCGACATGAAAAAACCTTCGGAAGAGCCTGAGTTTCAATTTTTAGAAGACGGGCTCATAAATATATTTCTGTATGTAGCAACAGCTGCTGCAGCATTACTACACGCGGCGTTAGCAGTTATTATGTGGGCGTTTGAGGATAAATCCTCTAACGATAAATAGTAACTGCGTTTAATTATTGTTGGTAATTTATCAGTATAACTGATATTTTTTAAGGTATACAGGGGAAATAGTTCATGGGTGACACACCACGTTTAAGCAAAAGTGCGAAGTTGTACCAAGAACGGCGGGCTCCAGAGGACGTGCAAACACACCGATTACCGGGCCCACGTCTGGATCTCGCCCATAATCCCATTCACACTATACCTATTTCGCCACCTTACCCATTACCGGATGCCTTGCAAATGGCAAGGAACCATCCGCCAGACGCAGGAAACACTACCCCCTGGCCGCACGGTGAGGAAGAACTTTCCTAGCGTCGCTTATTAATTTACAGGAGACGATAATGCGCACAGGCGCTAATTCTTTCGTACAATTTTCTGCGTTCGCTGTACCCGCGATTCTGGGCACCGCCTGGCTTTTAGAAAGCGTGGCTATGTTATTCGGGCTTGTCGGGGTATTTCTCGTGTTACGCTTTTGTAACGCGATAGACACAGAAGTCATTAGAGGTAAACGAAAGTAGTACCATGAGCTGGTTTGATTTTATTGTATTGACACTTGCTGCCGGGGGCGTTATTGACGTCTGGTTTAACGGATCTATCTTTGCAACATGGCGAGAATTTGCTGCTGTTGCAGCAGAAGAAGATCCAGATCTTAGGGGCACCCCGGAACAGGCCGCCGACGATCCACAAGGTGAGCCAGCACCTTTGATGATGCGCGTAGCCAGTAAGTGCTTACCTAGACTGTTATTCGAGCTACTGAGCTGTGACTTTTGTTTTTCGTATCATGTTCCTTGGATATTGCTGGTACTATTTTTTGTGCCGGCACATTTTATCACCATACCCTGGGTGATCTTTCTGTTGAAGGTGCCTGTGTATTCTTTAGCAGCAACGCGATTGGGTAATTTAATTAACGCATTACTTCCATCGGAGGCCCGCTACATTAATGACTGATAAGAAGAAGCCGTTCCCAGAAGAGTTAGTGGAAAAGGCGTCCGCTGCGATAGACGCATTATTGGAAGAGATACCAGAACTAGAAGCTGCTGCAATGGTCTTCAGCTATTGCTACACTAGCGATGCTTTACCTTACGCAATTATTAAAGGGCAGTCGGGTCCTATAACCAGCCCTGCGGAGATAGTAAAACTCACACAACAAACCATAAAAGCACTCAACTATGAATTACAGTTGAGTCAGCAGTGCCTGCAGAACATAGATAAATATATGGGAGAGCGGCGAAAACAGTTAGAGCAACTAGAAGAGGAAGTCCATGCAGCAGAAAGAAAACGAGACGGGCTACACGTCAGCAATGGAGACTGAAATACGCGACTCAGAAAGACAACTGCTCGCCCAGGTGCTTGAAAAAATGGGCCACCCCGCTTACGACTTGCTATTGGTAGGGGACGGCTCCGGCAGTGGAAGAAATCATGCCTGCGGCTGGGCAGCCACACTCATTGAAAATCGCCATCAACGCAGGCGGTTCTTTTACGGAGGTATGGATTGTGGTTCTGTAAACTTTGCAGAATCAATGCCATACGTGCAGGCGATTACATGGTATGACGCCATGTTCGGAAAAGAAATGCTGGAAAACCTGCAGTTCTTACGCGTGCATGTATTAACGGATTCGCAAGTCATCGCGTCATGGGGGAATAAAGCGACAAGCCCCGTAGGGCGGTTACCCCGAAAACAATTAGCGATTTGGGCCCCAATGCGAGAGCTCGCCCGGATCGGTTACCGTTTTGAATTTCACTGGGCACCGCGGCAAACCACTGAGTTGAACTGGGCCGCTGATCTGATGGCGGGCTTATCAAGAAGAGAGGTGATGAACGCAGCAGACCCTGCATATGTTATGGGGGTCGGCCACGCAGCTAGAGCCGCCGCGGCGATCGATAATCTGGTATTTTATAATCCAGATACTAATCAACGCCTGGACCCGTATCTGATTAACCCGGAGCAATAAAGCATGTTCCAGACACCACAGTATCGAGAAATATGTTTAACCGACGATGATTTAAAAGCGCCCCCAGTAGAGAAGTATGAAGAAACACGGACGCGAGCCACTGCGATGGGGCAGATGGTGACAAAAAAGTGGCGGGAAGGTAAATACATAATTATTACAGACGAGCACGAAGACCTGGAGAGCATCGACGGTATCCCAGGGTACGGGCAATTTACAGAAAAAATGCATAGATCAATACCCGCCATTGTTGATGTTGCCGCCCTGGTAGATACATGCTGCAATACAGAGTGGGGAAAAGACTCGCTCGCCGTGTATCCTTGGAACGAATATGGCTCTTTTGTGCATAATCTGTTCCCTGTCCCGGAAGAAATGAACTACGACATGGCAAATAACGTACTGCAAGATCCTGTCTTTTCCCGGCATGATCCCAGGATGATTGAAATAGATGATTGCAGCTACCACGGCACGACCAGGGAACAACGATTTCAAAAATACCGAAAAACGGGTGTTACTAAACAGGTGGCCGCAGAGATGCTCGCCCAAGAAGACGCGGCGTATATTAAGACGATACTTCGCTATTATTCCGGAATTGAGATTGCCACCGTCAGCTGTCGCGTACACATTCCAGGCTGGGATATGTACGAATCCTGGGGCATACCTATAGAACTAATCGGGGACGCCACAGAAGATATAGCAGAAGCTGAAGCCGATGCTGCCATGGATGTGGCATATCAAATGGAAGAAGCCGGCTGGGACATTATTAATAAGCCTGTATACCCTGACGCGAAACTAATAAATGCAAAACGCCAGTACGCGAGCAATATGGAGATCGGTAACTGGAAAGAGTATAAGGAATAACATGAAAAAAATAACCGCAATATTTCTTTGTTGGTATCTATCTACCGCGGCCGGCTGCTCTGTCGACCGCTATACTACGCACGTTACTTTATTTTACGAACAACAGCTTTGGACAAATGCAAAGCAACCCGCTATTGCCGACGCGAAGACACGATTGGAATACGGGATAGAATGGACAGGAAAACCAGATGCCCCATTATTCGGAAACCCTTCGCCTCTCAGCACAGGAGCTGCACCCCGCCCTTCTCGTTAATACGCATGAATGCAGCGGCACGGACGAAGACCCCACATTTAATATGGTGCTTACTGGCCCATTCATCGTGGAATACCCCTCTGGCTTCACTATCGAATTGGCGGTATTGAACCGCCCACACGGTATGGTGCAAGCCCTGTTAAAATCCACACACGGACGAGTTGTGGATCGCATTGAAGATGTAGGGCGATCACTGGAGCGGGACTACGAGCTGCACTGGCAGGATTACCGGTATACGTTATGCATAAAGCGAGTCACAATTGGCACGCTTACTTCTGCAAATGCGAATATGTATAATACTATAGGTGGAGTGCTATGTCCCTTCTGTGGGTCAGACGACCTATTCACAGGAACGATGCAATTACGGGAGCCGTCCCCGGGGCGGGCAAAACAAGATGTTAAATGCTGCGCCTGCCGCGCATGCTGGGAAGATCTATACGTGCTGGAAGGTATTAACCAAGAAGCAGATACATGGGAACCGCCTGCAGAGGCGGATACCGTCATAATGGATTAACACGCCCGCTTGCTTCTGCCCGTAGTACATCAGCATCATCATGATAAGTGGATACCTCGACTAACGAGGAGTACCGGCCACCCTGGCTCGTTGCAGAGATTCGATGCCAAGTACCCGTAGGGATGTGGAATCTATCCTTTGGCAACAATAACACTTTTTCAATGTCCCCAGGGCCTTCAGGATCTGTGCCCGCGGTCTCTACATACATACCACCGGTAGTGATGTAAAACACCTCATCTTTGATGGGATGCATATGCATGCTGGTACAGAAATTATTTTCGATATAAAGCATTTTTCCGCAGTATCCTTTTTCTGGATCATTTGCGAAAATGATTTCATGCCCCCACACTTTATTGACTTTTAAAGGAAACACCATAATGACTACTTTCATAAAGAAAGCACAGGAAGCGTGGCTTGCCTGTGACACCCGTGACAAGTTGTTTATTTGTGGCATAGTATGGAATAGTTACGCACTCTATGCAACAGGAAACCCTCTCCGGGGGTGGGTCGTTGCTATCCTCGTAGCGTTGCTGGTTCCTCGCCGGAGCGTTTTTGTCGCGGAATTTAGCTGTGACTGTCCCGTGCAAACAAAGCCTAACCCGTAAAAACAAGAAACGCAGCTGTAGCTTCTAAGATTAAGGATAACGAATGAGCTGGAGAACAATAGTGTCGCCATTATTTACAAACATGGCAAAAGAAGAATGTGCGAAAAAATTACAAGGCATTGCGGAAGAAAATGATTTTGCTGAGCGATGCGGTTTTACATGCGAGTTAGATGACGCGCGCGGCTTTGGGTTATGTAAGTTTAAACAAGCGGCCGTTGGCGTCTGGAAATGCGGCTGGAACTGGGGACGAGCAGACCTAATTAACGGTCGGTACCAGAACCATTACTATTTCAGAACACTGGGGCAGGCGCTTCAAAACGATGCCCCGTATGCAAAACGTGGGCCTTACGGTAGCATAATATATTTGGGGGGTGCTGATGACAAAGAATGACGGAGCCCGCTGGTTTGTTGTTTGTGATGTGTGCGGAAGACGGTATTGTCAAGATAAACGATACCGGGAACACGCTCATTTAGGTAATACGAAAGAGTGTGTAAAGTTTTATAAATACGCAGCGACGGCCCAGAAAATAGCCTGGCGACATACCTGTCCCTGCGTTCCAAAGCACACCACAGCTAAAACTAAAGCGCTGTACCCTGGGGACACATTCGACGCGGCGGGCAACATAACTCGGAACGCTGTACCGCAACAGCCTAAAAAGAAAATACCTGCGGGTAAAGAAAGAGTGTTTAAAATAGAATACTTAACAAGGCACCCGCATTCCCCAGAATATTATGAAGATGAAAATATATTCCGCAGACGTATAATCCAGCTACGCGAGCAATCGCGTCTCGCAGCTGGGTTTGAATTTAACAATGGGCATTGGTTAGAGGCGAAATAATATGACACTGATTGATTTACCTGTATTATTTAAACGTGCCGCAGACGGCGGTGTGCAAACCTGGGAAGTCCGTGTAGAGCCAGAAGACGATGGCACCGCTACCATCGTTACCACCTACGGGCGGGAAAACGGAAAAAAGCAAGAGAACCGTGACCAGATCACTGCAGGGAAGAATACAGGAAAGAAAAATGAAACCACTCCGCAACAACAAGCGATTAAAGAAGCGGAAGCGGCGTGGGCAAAACGAAAAGACCGCAAGCATTATGGAGAGACCATACGGGAATCTGAATTAAAGATTGTTGCGGCACCCATGCTTGCGCATGTTTATGATGACCACGCAAGTAAAATTAACTGGGAAGATAAAGAGCACCTGCATGTGCAACCTAAATTCGACGGGCATCGATGCCTGGTGATGTGTGATGACGCAATGAATATCACATTGGTCAGCCGAGAGGGCAAACCTATTGAGACCTGCCCCCACCTGATTGACCAACTCCACCCCGTAATGGAACCAGGTACCATATTAGACGGGGAATTGTACGTACACGGGGAATCACTGAATGTAATCAGTTCTCTCATTAAAAAGAAACGCCCGAGATCAGAAGAGCTGTGTTACATATTATACGACATCAGCAACCCGAAACTCTCGTTCAAAGATAGAAACAATCTCTTAGTCGAGACTTTGGACGGGCTGTCCCTTTCCCACGTACACTTATCTCGCACACAACCCATCGGAAGTGTGGATGAAGCGGCGCAGTTCCAGGCCCATTGTCTGGAACATGATTATGAGGGGGCCATGCTGCGACACGGCCGCGCGGGGTACCGCCCCGGAAAGCGATCCGCCAATCTGTTAAAGATGAAAACATTCTTTGACGGGGAGTTTGTAATTATAGGCTGCAAGGAAGGCCGCAGTTCGTATACAGGTATGGCTATCTTTCAATGTGCCACTGAAGACGGCAACCCGTTCGATGTGACAGCCCCCGGCAGCCATGAAGAAAAGAAAGCGTTCTGGGAAAATCGGGATAGCTACCTCGGTAAACGGATGACGGTGAAATACCAAATGTTTACAAATACAGACGCCCCGGTACCCTTCTTACCTGTAGCGAAAGAAATAGCCGATGGATAAAACAAGGCTCTCCCACGACCGCTTGGTGAAAGAGATTGAGGGAACAGGCTGTACGGTGGCGCAGCCGAGTAAATGGCATTGGCAAGTAAAATACCAAAAGAAAATCCTTGTTAATGTCTGGCCTACCAAATTAAAGACGCTGGAATGGTGGAGCGGGGCAAGGCAACGGGCAAAAGAGTGGGCTAATGAAGAAAAATGTTTAATTGAAATAAAGAGGCAAATAGCTGATTTCAAAAAACATTGTCCGCAAGAAGCCCGCAAAAAGCCCACAAAAG